TATGTTGTTTATCTTTCTTGCAACCTATTTTATCCCAGATCAAACCAAAATCTCCTAATTGGATTAGGAAATCGTCGCTAGTTAGTTTCCTACCTTCAGGCCAATTTTTACTACTAATTTTTTTGATATCCATACTACCATGGAAGTCACCTGTTACGTAAATAGACATGATTTATCCCTCTAATTCTTCTAATTCCCTCTTTAATTCGTTTATTCTTTTATTTTTATTGAACTCTTTTAGTTTATCTGAAACACCATTATACCATTCAACTAGTCTATCTAGCAAGGGAATAATTTGATCATCAGTAGCATAAAAAGTCGAATTAGCTTTATCTAAGAAAAACACATCAACATCATTGACTATATCATATAAACCAAAATTCACATGTTTATTATACAAAGTTAATGTGTTAATATAAATATTCCACAAATAGCAATCATGTGGTTTTTCGTAATTATTAATGTTGCGATCAGTATTACTATTAAAATAACCACGATTTATACCCCCAAGGAAAGGGCATGTTCTTGTAAAAATTAGAAAGACGAACCCAATTATCTTGTATAGTATATTTGTTTGAAATAATTATATTAGCAAAATGCGGAAATTTCTCAGCAAATTCTTCTGCTTGTTCCATTCTTTTACGTAAAGTGTTCAGTTCTTTTTCATATTGTTCATTCATATTTCAATCCTCACACATTCTTAGATTTAATGTAATGAATAGTAATACTACCTTCATTATGTGGTTGATAATGTAAACTATGACGACCATTATCAGGAAACGCTTCTTCTATTCTGGTTATCCTAGCTTCTTTTAGTTGTTTAAATAGAATACTCTTAATTCCTTCTTGTAGACTATACCCATCATTAGGACAATATTCGGTTTCACTACTATAAGTATTACCACACTTTTCACATTTCCATGTTGCAAAAGTATCTGTTGTTTCCATGTTAATTCCCTTCATTTAAATTAATGTTGTGATTGTGTAAATACACTATATATCATTTTAACTTGTTTGTAAATAAGTATATCAGTAATATGTTATTTTTAGTCCACACATAGGACAATAATTATGATGTTCTGTTACTTGACTAGTACCACAACTATCACATATATAATAACATTCTGTACAGTCTAGCGAAATGGTAGTTGTTTCCTCTAATACTTCAAACATCCAGTGAGACAATTCCCACCCACTGATAGACAAATGATTTCTATCTATGTTGTAAATGTTACCACAAAGAGATTTCATTTGTTCCCAAAACACTGAACAACAATTATAGTATATGAAAACAATACATTGTGTTTCAATGCTAGAGACATGTTTAACTGTTTCCAATCTCCCTATAGACTGCATCTCTTCCCATGATTTTATTTTTATTTTCATTATTTTTCCTTAATTACTTGAGATGACGAAACATCTATCAATCACACATTCTTAGATTTAATGTAATGTATACTAACAACACCTTCAACGTATGGTTGATAATGAAAGCTATTATGAGCACTATCAGGAAACACTTCATCTATTCTGGTTATCTTAACCTCTTTTAATTGCTCAAATAGAATACTCTTAATTCCTTCTTGTAGACTATACCCATCATTAGGGCAATACTCTATTGAACTACTATAAGTATTACCGCACTTTTCACATTTCCATGTAGCAAAGGTATCAGTTGTTTTCATATTTTAATCTCCTTAATCGTATTTAGGCTCATCAATCCATTTCCAAACTAATTCATTATCTTCATTTTCAACTTTGTGAACTAGTACCTTATCATTAGCGTAATCAATCTGCCCTTGTTGATAACCTAGATTCATAATACTACTTAAAGTTAATAAGAATAGCATAAAGCCTAACATCAATCCAACTATTATACCTACAATATATTCACCCATAATTATTAACTTTTCATTTTTATCTTATTCATATATTCGATTTTCTCTTTACGCCACATCATATATTGCATCAACTCATTAGTTTCATTCATCCAAGTATATTCTTGACCATCATGTACCTGCTGAAAATTAGTAATCATCTTGGTAACTGATTGTAAATGTAGATGATTTTGGCAACTATTAATCACTTTCTTTATATATTTGTATTCTTTACATTTTGATAGTGGTTTTCTCATATAATTCTCCTCTTCTCGCAGCGCAACCGGTTACCCTTCCATCGCCAGCTTGATTGCCCGGCGCACTGGTTCAAGTGCTTCCTTATAAAATCTAACCCAATCATCTTCACCGGGCTGTGTGAAATAGTTGTCTACACAGCGCAGCGCCTCCAGCATTTCAGGCGCAGCGGCTATCAATTTGGCATTGGCCTCGTGCTCTTCCTTACTGATACTGCGCGGATCGCCAGTGCCGCAGTCAAAATAGCTGACCGTAGCAATGTGTTTACATCCTGAAGATATAGCTGTTTTTACATTTTCACACTCAATTCGCCATGGTGCATTGCTGTGCACAGGGTAATCTTTCCCGGTATATGCAGTCTTATTGTCGCTCATTTCTTATAACCTCCATCCTTGTAATTTCGCTTGTATGTTCTGTCTTCGTGGCAACTTGTTACTACGTGTCCTGCCTGTGATACATTGCGCCACTTATAGTCGCAGTCGAGGCACGTTTTCATTCCGTCAATACGTCTCTCAGTTGATACGTTTTCGCTCCCGCATTTTGGACAATTCATCTCTCTATCCTTTCACAATGTAAGTTCAATCCTTTTTATACTTAGAATATACACTATCAAATACTAGTTTGTCAACCTTTTCTTCAATGTGTTTATTGTCTAGCATCAAAAACATAAACCCCTTATACACACTAGGAATATTATCATTCACATACTGAGCAAATTCTTTCCTAGTACCAACATCCTTACACTGGTTAAAGTAATGATTAATGTTATCCATTACATCAGTCTTAGCGTGATTCACTTCATCCCTAAGTTGTTCTATTTCTTTTTGTCTATCCTTAAATCCTAATTGGCTAACAACTCCTATCATATCATCTACAGTATCATCTAATGTAGCTTGAATAACACTCTTAGGATTAAACTCTGATACTAATTTATGATGTTCTAAATATTCTTTAGTTTTAGCTTTTACTAATTTCCCACAACCTGTTTGAATAACAAATCCTTCAATACCTTTCATATCAAACACATCATTATATGTTATATCATTCACCTTGAGTTGTTTATTAGGATAATATCTTCCTGATTCCTTATCTCGAAATCCTAGATAGATAAATTGTTCTTCAGGATACTCTAATACTATACGATTGTGTGGAGCTACATATTCAAAAATAGGTGTATAATGTTTTACGCACTTTTTCAATATTCTCCAATCAAAATCTAAATATTCATTGATAGCATTATATTTGTTATAAAATGCTTGAGCTTTTTGTGCTACATCACTATAAAAGCTATTTTTTGTTTTCCAGAATACTTTGCCATTAATAACTACTGGAGTTACCATCGAACCATCATGTTTAGTGAAATATTCAGCATTATGTAAATCTAATTTATGTGGTTGTGTTTCTTCTGTTTCTCCAATATTGAAAAACTTAGGCAATGGTCTAGAAATTAGTTCCTTTGTATCTAGTCTAAAGGTAGTACCACGAAACTCCTTAGCTAATTCTGAATCAAAGGTATCAGAATATTGTACCATGTAACTAAAGATAACTACAGGAACACCATCTACTATTTCTTCCTTGGCTCTTAATTCTTCTTTTTGCTCACACAGTTCCATCATTTCATCGAAATATAATTCCATACTATTCTCCAATTTCAAATTCGATTTATTTGTTATCATCAATTCATAAATACAGTATACACTGTTTAGAACCAGTTGTAAACAAAAAAGCTACTAAAGATAGTGGCTAATGATTATTGTCTTCTATTGGTAGGATAAGGATACGTTTTATTTCTCAATTTCATAATAAATAGTAATAATACCTACTTGGTAACCTCGATATTGAAATTTATCATAAGCATTATCAATAATTTTTTGCTCCACTTCAGTTATTTTAACATTAGTCAGTTGTTCAAACAAAAGATTTTTAATTTCTTCTTGTGATCTATAATTATCATAAACATCTTCGCGTTTCGATCTTGTGAAATCAATCATACTATTCTCCTTTCTTAATTCGCTGCTCTATTATTTTCTTTTGATTTTCCCAATGACTTTTCAAATGCTTAGTTTCATATTTTAAATCGTTACATAATTCATATATTATTTTGCCACATTCCATAACAAAAACAAATAGTATTCTGAATGGTAAAAATATAAACACATACACTAACCAAACATAATAATTACGAGATAGATAATACAGTATTTTATTAGTCATTTAATTCTCCTTAACAATTCAATTTTTAAAATTCCAACAACCACTTACAAATACACTATACACTGTTTAGAACCAGTTGTAAATAAAAAAGCCACTATCTCTAGTGGCTAATAGTTATTACCCTCTATTGGTAGAATAAGGATATATTGTACCTACCTGTTTAGCTTCTTCTAATATACCCTTAAATGTTATCACTTAGTTTCTCCTTATAGGAAATATTCTATATTATCGTACTCATCATCATATGGCATCGAAAAACTTTTCATCATGTTTAGGATAACATCATTAGGAATATACTTGTTTTTTCTCTGTCTGTTTCTTTCATGTATTGTAGACAACTCAGGTAGAAATACTTTATAACTAATAATATATCCATTTTGTTTAAGTTGATTTACAAATTTCACTCTATCTTTACGAGTAAGATTAGTTCTATCAATCACCATGTTATCTTCATGTTTTAATAGATATTGAAACACTTCTCTAAATTCTTTATCTACTTTTTTCTGGTCTACCTTTTTCCATGCTTCATTATAATTATCAGTACCAGCTAAATCTAACACTAACTGATCCCTAGATAGAATGTTGTTATAACTTTTTTCTATTGCATAAGTACTTTTACCAGAATTAGGTAATCCAATTAAGAAAATAGCTTCAGCATTAATTTTATTTGAAAATGGTGGACATACCTTTTTGTTGTATTCTGATATATAATCTAACATTTCAATGATATAATTTTGAGAATTAGAAAATGGGTCTTTCTTTGATATATTACCAAATGAATCGGCTAACCTCAATGAATACAAGTCACGTAGAAAATCTGAATTTTTCTTCCACTTAACCCAATGTTTATTTGGATTTACATCAAATAAATCACCATGATAATTAATCAATTTTAATGTGTATATTATTTGTTCTTTAGTGAAATTAGGGTCTAACTCTTTAATCACATTAATAGCTTTAAATGTACTAACCCCAGCATGATTTTTGAACATAATGCGTTCTTTATCTTCTACCCATTCTCTACATTCAGGTTTACCAATATCATGTAGCAATGATGCTAAGATTAGTTCTTTCCATGTCTTAGGGAAAAAATCATTTTCTATAAAGTTACGCATCACATGAGAATAAACCATCATGGTGTGAGTAAACACATTACCTTCTGCATGATATTGGGATTTGAAGTTTAGTCCAGCTTCATTATGATCTGACTGGTTTAACTCATAACAAATACCCATGTCATGTAATTTATGAACTAGGTTCCAACCATATTCATGTACATCATTAAAATCAGTCATCATAAAACTCCTTTGCGGTATTATCAATACGTTCACACCAGTCACATTTAGAAACTATGTTTGCTCTAAGTTCTTTCTCATTAGAGTAATATTCAGGCGAAATAATTAGATTATCGTTAACACTAAAAACCCAACGATACTTAGTAACTGGCTCTTTGTAAATCTTATAACCACTAGGAGAACTTAATTCGTTTAGGTTATTTAAATCAATAGGTGTTTTATCTTCTTCTACAAAGACTCGATAAACAAAATCATACCATACATAAGTGCCTTTATGCCAGTACTCATGTGTAATTTTATGTCCATCCATCATTTTACGAATTGCTTGTGTTTTAGTCATTTTTAATCTCCTTTAAATAAGTTCTTCAATACTAACTGGTCTATAGTTCCAAACATCTACACCTACATTATAACGAGTTCCTTCACAGTTGTCAATAACATTATCATGTATATGTCCATATAAATGTAAAAACCTATGATGCTTACCATTCCACGATTCAATAGGATAATGAAACAATATAAACTTTAACCCATTATACTTTAATTCCTTATAGTAGTCAACACTTTCCCAACCTAGTTTCTTAACTCTATTATCGTCATGATTGCCTAAAATTAAGTGTTTCTTGCCGTTTAGCCTATTGAATATGTGTTGCATGTATTCTCTACCACAAAAACCAAAATCACCTAAGTGGTAAATGATATCATTTGGTTTAACAACTCCATTCCAATTAGTGATTAGTTGTTCGTCCATTTCAGGTGTGTCAAAAAACGGCCTATCGCAATACTTGATCACTTTGTCATGTCCAAAGTGAGTATCAGCCGTGAAGTAAATCATTCCCATTCTCCGTGATAGTTTTCAAGAACATCAATAATAATTAGATTAACAAAATTAGATTTAATATTCTCAGGGTAATTTGATTGTTCAGCTAGTTTCTCTACTCGTTCAATTCCATCCTCAAGAGTAGGCAACACTGAGCCTTTAAAATCTAGTTGACCTTGTTTCACTAACTTTAGATATTCAGCATCTTTTAGAGGAAACTTTAAATCACCAGTGGTGTAAATTTCCTCAAGTTGAAGAGTAGCCCTAATTGCATGTGACATCGCTTTCCAATCTACTTCTTCATTGTTTGCCGCTTTTCTAGCTCTATCACCGTACTTGTCTAAAAATGATTGAACTATATCTTTAGCGTAACTAACTTTAATAGTTTCTTGTAGTTGCTTGCCACAGAAATTGAACAGACGGATATCGGGATTATGTGGGCTACAGGTTGAAAATGTTGAATGTTCATCAGTAGGTAGCTGTTCCCAAAATTCAGAAATCCTTTGATTATCGTCTTTAGTGTTAAGAAAGTCTAATAGTTTCTTAGCAGAGTTAATACGACTTCCTTTCATTCCATATTTTGCCGCCTGCTTTTTACAGTAACCCATGAAAGCCTTCATATTTTTAGTATAAAAAAACCTGCGTCTATCATAAATATAATCCCAATGTATAGTTTTATGGATTACTTGTTCAGTAGAGTGAATCATATCTAATGCTACTGTTTCGGCTTTTCTTAGTAACTCTAAAAAATAGTGTAGCGAATACAACTGACAATCAATATCATCTTTACTGTTTTTCTGATTACTGGTATTACTGTCAAACGATACTTGTTTAGGAATGTTACCTAACATGATTTGTTCTTTTGTGGGAATAAACACACCCTTGTAATCAGCATCTGATTCTGGAGTATCAGTACCATAAAGGTGTGAACCAAATTTAGTCAGAAAGATCACATTATAATTATCATATATTTCCTTAAAGTCCATTATAAATCTTCTCCCATCTCTTCAGTAATGAATTTGTTTTCTAATACTAGAATTTCGGTAGGTGTAAAAATAGTACACCTGAATTGTTCCATTGCTTGCATGAGGTGTTGTGCAAAATCAAAAGACATGTCAAACACCACAAAATCGTAAACAGGAAATCTAGGATAATTGATAAGCCCTACAATATATCCCGGTTCATTACCATTTGGATATACGAAATTAGTTCTAGTTACAGTGACACCAACACAATTCGTATCACAAAACATTTGACAATATTTGAGGACTTGTTCTTCTGAAATTGTAGTATCAGTATACCCAACCTTTGCGCCAATATGGATTTGCACATCAAATCTCGGTAGTTTTTCGAAGTCCATTATCCTACTCCATTATCTCTTAGAAGGGAAACAAAATTCTCAAAGAATATAGTACGATACTTCTTATCTCTGAACAACTCACAATACTCAGGTTTATTAGCTAAACAACACATTAATTGATTAGCGGTTTTTATCTTGTTAAAATTTACTTCATCATCATAAGATAAAACATTTACTGGTAATGCGTCACCAAACCTTTATACTATCATAGTGTTTCTTTGCTTTTGATACATCATCTGCTAATGCCATTGGAAACATAATATAAACCTTTCTCAATTGGTAGTTTGTTTCTCTGACTTACAATTACACTATACACTACTTAAAACCATTTGTAAACAAAAAAGCACTAGAAAATTAATCCTAGTGCTTAGTTGAAATATTGATTTGTTAATTTTAGAGACCAGCTTTTTTCGGATATTAATATTAACGAAAAATGTCTCCAATCATACAAATAGGAAATCCAGTTTTTCTTGCTAATTCCTTATCTATGGAGTCAAGTAAGCGATTATTTTCTTTACAGTAGATACGATTTCTTAACTTTCTCCTGTCTTCAACCAGAGAGAAGATTTCTTGATTTGCTTTTTGAATGTCTTTCATATCATCCTCCTATAATGTGGGGTGTTTTTTCTCACTTACAATTACACTATACACTACTTAGAACCATTTGTAAACAAAAAAAGCACACTAAGACTAATTTAAATCCTAGTGTGCTTTGTGATCTACATCAGTGTTACGTATGTTCTATTTCCTCTAACTGATATAATAGCATCTAACAAATATTGAGCTTCTACGAGTATACAATATTCATTTTCTGAATTTCCTATATAAACATACTTGTCATTTTCTACAGATTGGATAAAAATATCATCTCCCTCATAAGCATCATACTTGTTTTAAATTTCTACAGATTCGCTATTTATTTGTTCCTCCCAAAATTTATCCAGTTTATGTTCATTACGTCAGGGCATACTTCTAGTAAATGCACTGTATTACCACTATTTTCAACAATATTACTTAATGCTCCCATAGAAAAACTATTTCTAATTCCATACGTTTCTTTATGGCATTTATATATAGACTTAGAATAACCATAAAAGTAATAATATTCATTATCTTCTTCTGCACTGAGGACACCAGAATTTAGTCTCCATTTACTTCCCCAGAGATACCCACCACACCATGAAGCAAACACTCTATAATGTGGGTCAGTACCAGTAATTTTCAATAATACCCAATCATGAGGAGTATACATTATTTTTTCCTTATTTCTAGTGTTAATGTGTTAATGTGTTCATGTATTCTGATATTCACTATATAATATAATATGCTTTATCATTAGACTAATTGTTTCTTTAATTCTTCGTATAATTTTTCTGATATTTCAATATCTTTACCATCTATAGTAATTATTTTCTTGTTAGATACAACTTCATATCCTGAAATTCTAGAATCATTTAACTTTATTACTTGGTGTTCTGGAACAATTATCACTTCAAAAATATCACGTCTAACTACTACACAATTATAACCAGTTTTAAAGGTACAATTAGAACCTGTATCAAAGGTACAATCAGAACCTGTATCAAAAGTACAACAAGAACCTGTATCAAAAATACAATTAGAACCTGTATCAAAGGTACAATCAGAACCTGTATCAAAAGTACAACAAGAACCTGTATCAAAAATACAATTAGAACCTGTATCAAAGGTACAATCAGAACTAGTTTTAAAGGTACAATAAGAACCTGTATCAAAAGTACAATAAGAACCTGTATCAAAAATACAATTAGAACCAGTTTTAAAAGTACAATTAGAATCTGTATCAAAGGTACAATCAGAACCAGTTTTAAAGGTACAATCAGAACCAGTTTTAAATGTTACAGTATTACACTCTGAAAAATCTAATACCAAACCTCTTTGTTCAGAACTAAAAGTTAAAGCAACTTCATCCCAAACATACAAATTAAAATCAATTGGTTTACCATTTTTTGTTACAGTGAAATTTTCCATCTCAATTCTCCTTAATTAATTGGTTTAATATGATCCCAAGACAAAATATGAACTGCTTGTTTAGATTTTGAATCATATTCATCATCAAAACAATAATATTTACCTATTATGTTATCATAATGACTATAATGACGACAACATCAATCACTACTTTCGTTATGTCTTACTTTTACTTAATATTGAATGTAGCCTGATTTCTATAAGCGATACCGTTTATACATGGTCATAAAATGAGCTTCACTACATAGTAGGATAGGCTTGGTGAACTACCCACAGGCTTTAGACTGTGGGCTTCTTAGGTAATATTTGCTTTTACTAGCCAAATAAATTTACTAAGCTATCCCCGAAGTTCCTTCGGTTAATATTCTAAAACCCTCTTCTTTTATATTTTTACTCTTCCATCCCATATTATACCTTTTCTACCCACAGTCTAAAGCCTGTGGGATTTCTTTTTTTTTTAAATACAATATACACTGTTTAACTTAACTAGTCAACTTTTTATTTTACAAAATCACAATTACCATCAGATTGATAATCACTTAATCCAATAAAATCATTATTGTGGGTATTTTCTATCACTACACTACAATCTCTAGCAAACGAATAAACACATCCACAATTGTTACATTTTATAATTGATTCATGGAATGAAATAGTATCTAATTGCGATATTATTTTAGTGTCATTTGTTCCACATTGTGGACACTTATCTTTACTAATCATGTTCCCTTTAATCCTTTCATAAAGTCAATTGTTTCTTTAGTTGCTCGTATGATTCTTCTGATATTTCGATGTCTTTACCATCTATGGTAATTATTTTGTTATTAGAGATAATTTCATATCCTGATACCCCACAACAATTCAATCGAATTTTCTGATTTTCTGGAACAATTATTACATCAAACACATCACGTCTAATAACTACACAATGAGAACCAGCATTAAATGTGCAATCAAAACCAGTATTAAATATGCAATCAGAACCAGTATTAAATGTGCAATCAGAACCAGTATTAAATGCGCAATCAGAACCAGTATTAAATGTGCAATCAAGACCAGTATTAAATATGCAATCAAAACCAGTATTAAATATGCAATCAGAACCAGTGTTAAATGTGCAACCAAAACCAGTTTTAAATATACAACGAGAACCAGTTTTAAATGTGCAATCAGAACCAGTGTTAAATATTACATCATCATAATCTGAAAAATCTAATACTAATCCTCCTTTATAAGAGCTAAAAGTTAAAGTAGATTCATCCCAATTGTACAGATCATCAGAATTAAGTTCTTTGCCGTTTTTTGTCACACTGAATTTTTTCATTTTAAATCTCCTTTTTAATTCACTGATCATTTTCTTTTAATCCTTTCATAAAGTCAATTGTTTGTTGTACTTGTTCTTCTGTCAAACTGGTTTGAAATTTTTGTGATTCTGTTTCATAGTCTACACATAGAACAACATTATGATGTTTAGGGTATTCTTTAATTTCATCAAAGAAGCAAACATTCATATTATCCTTACAAACATATCTACCATCATACTCAGCAATAAAGACTACTGGTTCCCATTCATGTTTAAATTTAGCTAATACTGTTTCACCTTTCTTAGGAATCCACACGTTAAACATATTTAACGCTTCTTGGATAGAAATAATATCAAAGCCATTTTTAACATAGAAATCAATACAATCCCAACTCAACGAAGGTATTGATGACAAATTAAAACATATGGGATATTCTATAGGGTTAAACCCCCCATATATATACATAAAAGTTGATAGACTAGGCTCCCAACCTTCACTTTCACATATACAGCTAAACTTCTCTAGGTCTTCTTCATTATCAATACGTACCGCAATCTTATTGATCATATCTAATCTCCTTTAAGTCCAAAGATTTTGATAGTATTTACCAAACAATCTTAGTCCATTATTAATTCTAGCTTGATGAGCTTGATATCCTTCTACATCAAAATGACTATTATCTTTTTCGGTGCGTTCTACTCTAAATAATTTGGCTTCATCATGTGGCACTTCATTACCGTTTTTATCTACAGGCACAAACTTAAAATCGATTTCACCTGTATGATATTGATTTTCCCAATCAATATTGTATTGCTCAAAAGCCCAAATCATTTCATCTAACACATAATCAAAACGATCAAACCAATGTTCATCAGTATCCATATAACTATCATCATCTTCATATGGTCTTTCTAGTTCTTTAGGTACATCTTCGTTATCGACTGATGGAGCACCTTCTTTGCTTTTCTTAAACTCTTTAAGTAATGGCAGAATAATGTAAGCTAATGTAGCATCAGCAGAAAAAGTATCCCAATAATCAATCTTAATCTTTACTTTTTGTGATGGAAGTTTATCATAATACCACTTGTTTATAGTGTTGTTTAGCACAATCTGCCAAGCATCACACACCTTTTCGATAAACTTGTCTAATTGTGTATATTCAGATTCTTTAATTTCAAAATGGTATTTGCCATGTAGTTTCTCTAAGCACCAATTTTCGAAGTTATAAGTAACCCATCTATAATTAAATTTTCCTATTTTTACTTTCATGATTACTTTCCTTTTTGTTTAAAATTAGGACAATTATTATTCCAATTTAATTCTTGGGGTTCATTTATGGATTCCTCTCTTGTGCCATACCAATCATAAACAGTTCTCAAATTAATTGGATGTTTGCAAATATAAGTTTTAGATTGATATTCTGAAGTTGGTAATATAGATTCATATAGAAATTCACAATCCTTACAGTATACTTTGTTTTTCATTTCTAATCTCCACTAGTCAAAAGGTTATACAAATCTTCTATTGTTTCTAATGGCATTTCTTTTCCATATTCATCTAATAACGTCAATGCTCTATTACCGTACTTTTGTTTATTATTATATTCACCAAAATTTAATTCCCATATCCAATAATCAATCCATTTGGGTCCTTGATCACCAAATATGATTTCTAGTAGTTCAATATTGTGTTGTAATAATTCACTTCCAAAATCAACAACACCATCACAATGAAGAACATTTTTTAAGTTTCTAATATCCTTAATAAACTTTTCAATAGCTTTAATGTTTTTCTCAAATTCAGTGTAATCCATATTTTAATCTCCTTCAATGCGTTTATCAATCAAATACAATGTGACGCTCCTCGGGGCAAGCCCACGAGGTTTTCTTGGTAGTTCCCTATAACTATTTTCCAATCAATTCATTTATTCCATCTTCTAACCAATCAAATTCGCCCGTTTTTACCATTTCTTCCCACATCAAACTAGCAATATATCTTATTTCCATGTGTGCATTCTTGTCTAATCGCAATCTGAAGAAATTCAATAGTGACCTTAAGTTAATAGTCCATACAAAATTAACTCTAAAATTTTCAGGCAGCAAGTACTTTAAAACATCATTATCCTTTTTTTTGTTATAACAATAAAGATAATTATAATATAATTGTTCAATTTCTAATTTATTACGTCTAATTAAAGAAAACATAAAATATTCTTTTTTCTTCTCATCCCAGTCAGTTTCAGATAAATCAGGAACAACTAAGTAGTCACTAGGATTAATGTTATCTAGTCCTACTTTTTGAATTTCCTTAAATAACTTATCTAACACATAGCGAGTAGATTCTACAGTAGGACTAGCGATTCTATGTCTAGCATGTTCTTGTAATTCCAATCTACTGCTACCACTAATCTCAAAGGTGAGATTGATATGTTCTAGCACAGAACCGTGACGTTCATTGAGTTTATCATTTAGACAAACCTTCTTTAGTAATTTAGTATCACCTTTTCCATAATTAGCATATGGTTTTTCTAATGCTTTTACTGCTATACTAATAGGAGTATGATGTAGTAGTCCAACTTTGATGTTTTTCATAACATTTAACCCTCACATTATTTTCCAAATTTATTATTACATAGAAATATTTTTTTACCTACTTCTCTACCAGCTTCCCAAATACATCTGATCTCATCTGTAGTAAGTCTATCTTTTATGTTCCCCTTAACACCAAACATCAGAAATCTATCAAATTCGCAATTAGACCAACTTTCGCAATTTCTACATTGTTGTTTATTAGTTAGTTCTATTACGTTTGGAAACCCTTCATAACAACAAGTTTTTCCATTTTCTTCGTGTAAATAAACACATATAGGACAATTGTAATATTCGTTTCTTTTACCGTCCATTAATAATCTCCCCATAATTTACTCTTACATGATTTTTATACCAGTCTTGTTTTTCGAATCCCGTTTTAAAGTCACTGTAAAATCCATCTATATCAGAAATTTATCGTGGTCGTGTTTTCCAGCGCAATTTCTAAGGCGCTTTGCAAAATAATTTAGCCCTTGTTGTACATCTGCGATATGACTTTTTGAAGACGAAAGTAATAGATCTTTTGGTACTTTTGTCCAATCAGATGTCCTTGTGTCTGTTGTTTCGCTTTTGTAAATTTCAATTATATCATTAGAATCTTCTTTTAATAGTTGCTTGAATGTTCCCATGTGAACTACACACTACCCTAAAGGGTTAGTGGTTTTATAGTGAAGATTTAATAAAATTTCCTTATAGTCTTATTTCTCGATAGTAAGGTTCTTTATCTATAGTATAAAATACTTTCTTAACGCCCAATTCAGAAAGCATATAAGCACATTGTGAACAAGGTTTTGCTAATGCAGGTTTTCCATTAGCATACTCTCTGTATATATAAACAGAACAACCAGCAACATCTTCTTTTTTCATTTTACTAAGTGCTGCTCTTTCTGCGTGTAGGGATTCTTTCCATTCAGTAAAATTAGTGCTGCCTACTGAACAAAATCTAACTTCATTATATCCTGTTGATTGTATTGATCCGCCCTTTACTACAACACATCCCATTTTATGAACATACGTTGATTTTTCTGATTCAATTTTTGCCATTCTAAACCATTTAGGCAATCGAACTTTCATCTTAACCTCTCAAATAAATAATTTAAATATTAAATATAATATACATTATTTAAATTCAATTGTAAATAAAAAAGGGGATTCTTTTTAGAATCCCCTTTAAATAATTTATTTCTTTTCAAAATTTGGTTTTACTTCAGTTTCTTTAAAAGAATTAAAAATCCCTAACAACATTAGAATAGAAGGAATTAGTTCCGCTACCACAATTACTGCACAAAATCCTAAAAATCCCCAAACTAAAATTCCTGAATGATCATCTCTTCCTGCTAATGTGAATGCTAAAAACTGGTGTATAAATTAATGTTGTTAGAATTGTTAATAAAATAGTTAATAGACTTTTCATAATGCTTCTCCTTTAAATTAAGTTAAATTATTTTATACTATTATATATGAAAAATCTATGCCAACTTTTATGAATTTTTACAAGATATATAAGTTATTGAAATCATTATATATTTTATAGATATAATTTAGAATAATTCAGAATAGTATATTCTTTGTATACTATTGCATATATTTTTATTATTTAAATATACACTTATTACACCTATTTTCGACCTTGTTCTTTCCATTCAGCTTTATTAGCAAAAATATGAGTTTTTTCGTTAACTTTAGTAATTGCTACGTCATCAGATACACGAGTTACTTTGTCTGTTTTAATGTTTTTAATACACTTCATAATTGTTTCTCCATGTGTTTAGTTAATTTTTATGAACCTATGTTTATGATTAGATTCACCTTGATATGACCACCCTAAATTATTAAATTTAGAAAGAACAATTCTATTCTTAGTCATAGTTTTATAAACTTTTTGTAATTTTTTATTATCGCCTTCAAATATTACTGAATTAATATTTTCATTATTTTTTAAATAATCAAACAATATATAAATAGCTCTATTAAAAAAAGCTAAAGCATTATTACCATAAATTGGTTCTGATGTAGTATCTAAATCTTCTTTGTTTTTTACTTTATCTCCAGTAAAAAATTTAAAAATAATCTCATTGGATTTATCTGAACTGGTTATTATTACTTCAATTATTTTAGATGAGTAATTAAAATATGTAGAACCATAAGCATTAAATCTTTTATTATCAAAATCTGGAAAGTTTGTACCATATTCTGTTTGTTTAATATCAAAACTTTCTGTTAATCTTTTTTTAATTAAAAACTCCTCGATACTTATTTCTGATTCTTCATAAAACTCTTTAAAAGATTTCAAAATTTAAACCTTTAATAAAATGGTGGGCCTCATAGGACTTAAACCTACAACCGAACCGTTATGAGCGGTTTGCTCTACCAATTGAGCTAAAGGCCCATATAATGGCTCCTCAGGTTGGACTCGAACCAACATTGCCAAAGGCACTGATTAACAGTCAGCTGCATTACCAATCTGCCACTGAGGAATATTTTGGTAGACGTGGTGAGATTCGAACTCACACTTTAAGGATTTTAAGTCCTTTGCCTCTGCCAGTTGGGCTACACGTCCATTCACTTAATCTATTTCTACTACGTTATATCCTACAACATCCCATACTTTTTTGTCTACAAAATAAAATTCAAAATTATCAAGTCCTTCTACAATAACTTCATTTTGGCCTTCAGTGATAACTTGTTCTTGTAGATTTGTTTGCCCTATTTCATAGATATAATTGATAAATTCTTGACTAAACATACCATTTTTGTACGCTTCTACAACTACCTTTTCTGTTCCTGATTTAGCAGTAGATTTGCCTTGCGGTAGTACTGTAATAATTACAACTTGATTTTCTTCAGATTTTGATTTTCCATCCGGCCTATAGTCTATAACAATACCTTGATTTAAACTTTTTGAATAAAACAAATATTCTTTGCTTGAAGAATTATTTTTAGTTAGATAGTTAATAACCTTTTGGAAAAGGTATTTAATTTGTTCAACTGATGTATTTGATCTTTCTAAATATCGTTCAGCTGAATGTTTAGTATCAATAATCCATTTATTTTTGTATTGATATAAATATTCTTCAGACTTTCCTTTTAGTCTTTTGTATAAAGGAATATTTTTTTGTTCTTTCTCAACTCTTTTTAGAATATTTGAAATATTCTTTTCTTGTAAAATTTCTTTAAAATCTATCATTATTTTTCCCTTTTATTAATGGTCTCCGTGGTAGGACTCGAACCTACATCATTATGAGGGTTTTTTTCTTTTAAAACAATTATTTTCATAAAAATTAGGTAAATATCGTTTCATCCACCAATTTACTTTAGACGGTGAAATGCCTAATATTTTTGAAGCTTCATTTACCCATCCAAATTTAGAAAAATCAATATTAGATGTTAATATTTTTTCTTTATAAGGCTCCCACTTTATATCAGCCTTTTGTCTGGGAGATAATTTTTTTGATTTATTTTTATTTTTATTTTTTCTGTCAAATTGTTCTTTTAAATAATTTGAATAATCTGGTTGCTCCCTTTTTGAGATTATTTTTTCTAATTTATCTAAATTCCAAGAAATAGAATAATGTAGTTCTAAAATATTCCAACCATTTTCTAATAGAAGATTATGTCTTTTTTGATAATATTCTTTTAATGTCCCATCTCTATTATAATGTTGATTTCCATTTATTTCAATACCTAGTTTAATATCTGGAAATGCTATATCAATAGAAAAAAATCTATTTTTTAATGGTTGATATTCTTCAATAAATTTAATATTTCGTTCAGATAAAAATTTTTTTACTTTTTCACAAGGAACAGAAATTTGTTTATTTTTATTTCTCCATGGATGTTTATCTGGGTTTTCTTTTAAATATTTAATTCTCTTTTTAGATAGTTGTTCTCTGGTTTTTTTAGAGTGTTGATTTGAGCATTTATCACTACAATATTTACGTCTTTTGTCAAAACCTAATTTAACTGGATCAAAATTTTTATTACATCTAGGGCATATTTTATTCATTTAAACCTCCTTATATATTATTTATCTTTTTATAAGGAGGTTTAAATTAATATCTGATATTAATAAGAAATCTATTGCTCATCCAGTTGAGCTACACTGAGATTTTATTAAATTTATTAAAAACTAAAAGGTTTCAATTTATTCGCTACTTCTTTTGCTTCTTCTTGGGTATCAAAGTATCCCACAGTTTCATCAGCATAATCACTACGCTGATCTACATAATCTACTGTAACATGCTGACAACTATCACAATAATCCCCAGTTGAAATAAAATCATTTTTTTCAGATTCAGTCAAATCATTTTCATCACAGTTATAACAACCAACAGCGAAATTTGAAATTGAAACTCTCCAAGCTTTGTTCATCTTAAATCTCCTTTTTAAAATAATTTCGATCAACTTGAGTATATAATAACATGTTCAATTTCAGAAGTAAACAATAAAATGAATTATTTTCAGGTTTATTGCTCTATTTCTAGTTTACCTTCTTCGATTAATTTAGAAATAATCTCAGAACTTCCTTCAGCAAAGGGATCAGACCATTTTGCTTCAGGATCATAATCTAGTTCTTCATCTTCAGAAGGGCTTTTTACGAAAGTATATTTACTATCTGATTCCATATCATTCTCCAGTAGAATTGATCCATTTTTAGTTTTCTTCTTAAAGGACTTTAAAGCTGAACCTATGTAAATACAAGTATAAAGGTATTTTGTATTACCGTGTTTCTTAACTTCTACAGCTTCAATAACTTTTAAAATAGAATAAGGTGGTAATGCTATTTCAGCTTCACTTGAATGATGTGAAAAATTATCAAAACAAGGGAAACATTTAGTACCAGCAGGTAAATAAATTTTAAGTCTCGTGTTACCACCAGAACCTAAACTCATTTTTGAGTCAACAGAAGTAGATAAAACAGCAGCATCAACAATATTTTCACCTATACCATAAGGAACATTAGGATCATCAGCATTCCTATAAACCCAAACGCTATCAGATATTCTTGGAGCTTCTTTTTCAAAATAATTTATTAATGTTTTTATCTTAGGATCTAGTTCATTATAGTTTAATCTTTTTTCTTTGATTTGTTGTCTTAATTCTGGATTGCATTCACAAGCAAAACCATTAGTATAATCTTTAAGAGTTTTTGAGCCAGCACTTGGAGGATTTTCAGAAACTGAATTCATCCAGTTTGCAACCTCAGGCATTTTTTTAATATAGTTCTGTTTTTCGTATTTGTTTTCAATATCCCCTTCTTGAAACCCCATTTCTCCATTATCATATTTTGATTCATTACCACTCAAAAATGGTTCAGCAGTAACAACAGGTTCTTGTTCTAATTCTAATTTATCATAAATTACACTATTTGCTGAGCCTGAACTGATATTTTCTTCTTTTTTCTTCTGAGCTAAAAACGAAGTACTATCTGCTAAATTATCTATTTCTACTTGTTTAAATGATTTCATAGCATCATAAATATCTTGATTCTGTAGATTTAAACTTTCATCAGAATTCATATAATTATACTTTTTCATTGCTTCAATCATATTTTTAGACATAACGGCTTTATTAGTACAAAAAGCGTATTGAAGATTTGACAAATCTAATTTATCTTCATTATAACCCTTTTCTCTAATATTTTTAAAAGCATTAGGTAAACAATAAGCTAGAACATGTGCTAAAGGAATAGTTACAAAATGATCATTTTCTTTTATTGTTTCACTAAAAGGCGTTATTTTCAATATTTTACCTTCTGAATCTTTTGCTTTATCTGAATCACCTTTTTTCTCTTTATGTTTTTCTACAGCTTTATTTAAATCACTTATCAATTCTGGAGTTGCTGTTAATTCCGTCTCTATTTTACCAAAAGCTAAAACTTCATCAGGTTCTAAAGAAACTTTATTAGGAATATTTTTATAATATTCTGAACCTTGATCTAATACTTCTGAATCTACTGTACCATCAAAAGAAAAGTGTTTAGTAAAAGTAACAGAAGTAAATAATGACTCAGGATTTACACCTTTCCTAACTAAAAATAAATAGTTTCTTGCTTTTTCTGAAGTTTTATTTACTGGTATAGTTTCATATTGTTTAATATAAGATTTTTTAATTATTTTTTCAAGAAAATTTACATATTTTTCTGATTGCTTTTTAGCTGGTAATTGAATGATTACACCATCCATTTTTTGTTTAATAAAAGGATAACAAGATTCGAAAAATTTAATAGCAGTTGATAAACCTTGTCTAATATCAGCTGAAGATTTAAATTGCCACATTCTTTTCTTTACTTTTACTACTCTATATACGTCTAATAAATATACATTATCCCATTGAGATAAAATTAACGAAGCACCATAATCTTCATCATTAATTTTAAATGCAGCATAAATTTCTCTAGGCATTTTTGTATCTTCTGTCATATAGAATTCAATTGGAGAATCAATTGATTCCTGTAATTCTTTTGTTATTAAAAAATTTGAAAACGATTCCATATGTTTCCCCTTATATCTTTATTAGAATAGCTTTTGGAGTTATACCTAATTGTTGAGCGATATCAAGTCTAGTGTTACCTGACATTATTCTCATTTTTCCATTAGGCATTTCAATAATAAATGGCATTTTCATTGGTTTATTATCTTTAAATGCTTCATATATTGCTTCTATAGTTTTTTCATTTCTAAATTCAGGATATGAAGCATAACCTTTTATTAAAGAAATTATTTCTTCTTTAGATTTAGTTCTACTTCTATACGATATTTTTCTATCAAAAGATTTTGTAACATTTACTACTTCTCCTGATTTAACTGCTTCTTTAAAATCGTTAACAGTAGGAAAAGCATCGTTAGTTATTCTTTTAAGTGGTTTGATATCGTATTCGATTTTATATTCTAGTTCAATATCTTTATCAGAAGGAATTATCCAATTATTGAACTGAATTTTTTCTTGTAAAATTTCTTTATATGTTTTCATCGGATTCAAATACTCCTAGATAATGTTCTTCAAATTCTTCTGTAGTATTATCTTTATCACAAAACATATTCAAATCAGCCCAATAACCACTGGTATAAAGTTTAAATTGAGTTTCAAACATTACCCGCCAAACTTTAGAGCAAGCACTTTTAAGAGATTCAAGTTTGGGTGAAATAGAATTTTTAAAGTTAGAATAATCTATATTTTCTATTCTATTAGCAATGATATTAGTAACATATTTCTTATCTAATATCATCCTAAATCTATAATCGTTATAAGGAGTTTCTAGAACTTCATGATCTCCGAATACACGTTCTAAATCTCCTTTAATTCTTGCTCTAACTAGAAATTTAGATTTATCTTCGTAACTTTCCACTATACTAAAAAATCCATCGTTTAAAAATATCCACATAATTATCTCCACATTTAAGTTTAAGTTTAATTTTAAAATTTAATTCGCTTTTTATTCAAGGGATTACCCTAACCATTGACTATATATCGAAAGGAGGCTTTGGACTAAGTAATAGTCAGAAGGAGGTAGCGAATCACCTTTTCACTTCACAAATACAATATAACATCATTTATTAGCTTTGTAAACTAAATTTATATATTATTATGATATGAGCATTAATTTGCTTTAATTTTTCTGAACATACCTTTATGACGAAGATAAAAGTTTTTACCTTTATTCTTTTTAGCCCATTGAGCCATATTAGTATCTTTATAATGTTTTTTCCACCATTGACCAGATTGTCTTGCTTTTCTGTGAAGATTGAAAAATTGATCCTCATCACAATCAAAGAAGGGTGTACCACAATTCATTTTTCCTGTAGGAGCGCCTAATGGTCCTTGTGGCATTGCTACAGAACTTGTTCCAGTCATTTCAGCAATTAAATCTAAATAATCTTCTTCTGATAAATCTTCTTTGATACTTAACATTTTCTTTAAAATACCAGTAACATAGGGATAAAAATCTTCATCACTTTCTTTTCTACCCTCATCTTTAGCAATTGCTTTTGCTTTAATATATAAAAATTCTATTTCAGATTCTGGTTTTCCTGTTTTTTTAGCAAATGATTTTACTATATTGCTAGGCATTTTTAATCCCCTTTGTTTTTATGCTGTATATTTTAACCAATTCAGAGCTTCTTTTTTGGTTTCAAAGAATGTAATAACACTAGTATTACCTATACTAACCACATAATATTCATTCTTCACAGGTTTTTGAGTCCCGCCCCAAACGTCAAGATCTTTACCACTATCATAAAGCACATTACTACTATTATAAATTGGCAGTTCGTATAGATATAAATCATCTTTTGCTTTAATGGGTTTGTTGTTTTTTGCATATTCAACAAATTTTCTTACTAATTGTTTGTTTTCATTTTCATCCCCAGATTTATCAGTGATATAAGATGATTTCACTTTAAATGTCTGGCCACTTCCTTGTGCATATGCTACCCAAAGTTCATCTTCAACTTTATAAATTTTATTTTCTGTTCTTTCCTGAAGAATTTCTTTATATGTTTTCATATTTCTCCCTTAAATTTTATTTTCTAAACTATATATAATACAACAATATTATTTTTGTGAGTCAACATATTTTATATTAGATGTACTCTTTTTAACCAACCTCGTATAAATACTTCTTGTGAATCATTATTCTCTACTATATCTATATAATATTTACCTTTTAATAAACAAACAAGCTTAAATATATAATAATCACTTCTACGCATTTTAGAATAAATATCTAAAACCTTAAATGTCTTTTTACCTATGAAACCATCAACTTTTAAATCTTTATAATTTTTCTCATCTCTATTTAAAATATTTAGGGCTCTTTGTAAAAATGTGCTTGCTGTATTAACTCCCATATTTACAGCAATATCAAATAATTCTACTGATAATCTAGGAAAATATTCCGAAACTTTATCTAATTGAATTCTTTTATTTAACCAATAATGTTTATAATAAAACTCTTTTGTTAAATTATTAAGAACAAAGTATTTATCAGGTGGTATATTATTTAATTCATTATTAGTTTTTAAATCGTCTATAATTTCCCATCCTACCCAATCAGGATGATAATTTCTAGCTATACCATGAAAAGTTTCTCCACCAGAATCTTCCGGATGATTTGAATATTTTCCCTCATATCCTTTTGTTTTTAAAAATGCTTCTAAAAATATTTTATCTTTATTATAATCTTTGGATTCTTGTTTCATTTTTTTTTACTCCTAGATAATTTAACTATATCTTTATTTATCTAAGATGTAAACATTAAAAGTTAAAACATATCTTCAAGATCAGTCTGTTTTTTAGTGTTAATTTCAATGTTAACCTTTTTTCCAATTTCTTCGATTATAGTTAAAAATGATTTCTTGAATTGAGTGTTATAATCCACAAAAGGTATTATTTTATCTCTGTTAGGAATCTTATTAATATATCCAAACACATTTTGATTATAAAAACAATTCGGTGTTAACGTATAAAAGAATTTAATTTTTTCTCCATCATATATTTCATTCATATCTATTTCGTTATCGTTAATATATTTGTTATACATTAAACCTGCTCTAACTCCTATAGGACAACCTTTCTTAGGATTACCGTTTACATCTCTATATTTTTGAACATCAGAAACAGAACGAGGAAAAGCTATTTGTTCTGGCTCAAGTTCATAATATTTTTCTTTAACGTTATTGATATAATTATCTATATCTTCTGGATGTTTCATTAAAGTAATTAATGATTCTTTGAGAAAGGGTTTAATAGCAGAAGGTGTAGAAGATCTTACAATTTCGATACCTGTAACTTTTAATTCAGGTTTATCATATCTAAAACCTTCATCATCCCATACTAAACACGCGTATCGTTTTTTCCCAGTTTGAAGATGTTTCTCAGATATCTTCTCCTGTTTCATGATCATCTTTTGCTTATTACAATTTAGATATTCTTTTAATTCTAAATAATATTTGTCGATGGTAGGTTCCATAATTTTTTTAGAAAATTTATCTATTACATCAACCATCTTTTTTGTTGAAATATCTTTCTTCTTCTTTATAGAATCAGAAACAAAATCTAAACAAAAATACGAGGAATTATGAACCAGAATGTTGTTTGCAAAAAAATTATGACATTCCTCAACTTCTATATCATAAACCCATTCTTCAACTTCTCCGAGTTCTTCAATTTCATATTCATCATAGTATTTTAGTTCTGATTTTAGTTCTGTTTCTATTTTTATAATTTTATCGGTTTTTTTATTAATACTATTGGGTGTTACTGAAATTATTTCTTCATTTCTTTCAACTATAATAGAATGATCTTCTGTCACAGTAACTTCATTACCATTACATTTTATTTTAAATAGTTTTTTTCTAACTTTATGTTTCATAATATATTTTATATTATTAAGCTTAATATTTTTATTTTTATCAACCGCATAAGCTTTAATATTATCTACAGTTTTTACGTAATCATCTTTTTTATTTTTGATAAGATTATCGTTTGTTATTTGATCATAAAGATCCTTAATGGTAATATCACCTTTATCAGTTTTTATTAAAGAATCCCCGACAACCGAATCGGTATCAGAATATACATATATGTCTTTTTTTAACTTATATGTATTTACTATATCATTATTGACTTTTTCTGAAATCCATTTGATAGCAAGTTGACCTGAAAGTGTGATAGATTTAGCTAATCTAATATCAAAATATCTGAAATAAGGACTGGCACTGGCTCCGTATGCCTTGATGTTCAAACAAGTTCGTTAATCTTGTCCCGGAATTTTATCCAGCTGCATGTTTCCATGCAGAACAGACTATATCTTCAACTTTATAAGTTGCTCCCCGTTTCGAACTCACTTGAGCCCTACGTCTTTCGACTAGTCGTTGCACGTTCCTTTATTAAGGCTTCGCTCAGGATTGTCTTCAGCATTATCTGGTCAGAGTTTCCCTGAATTAGAGGAGTTTTACAACAGCTACAAATTAACTGTTGAGCAATACTTTTAAAGTTAATTGCTTGTTATTTAATGCTGTTATTTGATCAGATACAGAATCATCTCTTAATTTTTTTAAATCTTTCATTTCATTTTTTACTTTTACACGAGATTCATACATTTGTTCCATCAAGTAAGGTAAAAATCCATCTTGTGTTTTACTAAAATAATAACCAGAACCAGATAAAATATATTTTTCATCAGGGATAATTTCCTGGTTAAGAAATCTTTCATCTATTTCATGTTGATTTACACTTTCAATTTTATCTTCTATTAAAGTTTCTGGTGATATATTCCATTGCATAATAATATGAGGATACAATGAATTTAAATCATATGAAACTACCCAATCATATATTCCCGGTTCTGGATCGTGTACATATGCCCCAGCGTAAGAAACTCTTTCTTCATGTTTATCTGGCGGTATAAATATATTTTTCTCTTTAAGATGTTCATATATGATACTGTCCCAAGTTCTAATTGGACTCATAACATCTTCATAATTAATCTTTGCCATATAAGCGATAGTAAATACCAAATCTAATAACTTTAATTTATCATCTAATAACTCTATTAGTTCAACGTCTCTTATATTATAGAACAAAAATTCAACAGGATCTTCAATATAAAATTCTACAATATTATCATGTTCAGAATAATCTACCTTATCATCTCCTAATTCAAATTGAGAAATGAAGCTTAAAGAAAATGATTCTCTTCCTTGAGGAATGAACTTCTTGTACAATTCTAGATAATCTAATATTTGTAATCCTTTAATATTATAATTACATTTAATTTTACCATATTTGTCTTGATCGAAACTATAATATACTTGCTTAATAGGAGATAATTCTTTTAATTCCTCAAATCCACAAATCTTTTCGATTCGATGTAAAATATAAGGATCATCGAATATTCTGTTATTATATCCTACTAATAAATCGGGTTGTAATCTTTTGAAAATATTTACAAATGTTTTTAACAAATGTCTTTCAGAAACACATTTTTTATGAATTACCTTTTTAGATTTTAATTCATTTAATTTATAATTTGGGTCATAATCTTTTAAAGATAAAAGAAACATTACGTTAGTTTTGATATCTTTTAAAGCTATACTTACCACAGGAACAGGAGCATTTTCTGGTTTAGGAAACCCTTTATGTTCTTTTGTTTCATCTATAGTTTCGATATCATATAAAAATACTCTAATATCTTTTGTGCTGAAATTACAGTCACCTTTATATTTTTCAGAAATAAATTGATATATAGGTGAAATGTTACCATGTAATTCTATAACATCTTTGTATTCTTTTTTATATTTGTTAAATTCTGCTATGGAATCAAAATTAATAGGTTTTATATTATTACCCATTAATGATTTATAACCGGTTTCTTCATTACATTGAATCCCTAATGTTGGTTTAAATCCCTGTTTAGTAATAAACTTTTTACCATTCTCATAACCACTATGATATATTTTCCCTTTGTGTAATGTTATATCTGTATAAAATTTCATATTTTCCTCATTTTGAATTTAGAAATTCCCATCAATCCTTCGTGTGTGTTTTGTTCTATTATACTCTGAATTTGTTCTTTTGAAAATCCTTTTTTAATACCTTCATTTATATCTTTGAATCCTAAATTTTTAGGCCATATTACTACTCTATAATTATTATTTAGTGCTTGTTCTATGAAATTACTTGTTTGTTTATTATTAAAATCGTTATCAGGAACTATCACTATATTTTCTTTTAATGTATATTTCTTGATACTATCTATATCTGATAATGAACCCGCACAAGCTAAAGAATTATCTAAAAATAAAGAATCTATTGGTCCTTCACACACATAAACAGTTTTACTGAAGTTAACTTTATCTAATCCGTATAGTTTATCTTCAGATTTGTCCATTTTTACAGTGAGATATTTTACTTGATTATTATCTATAGTTCTACCTTGTATAGCAAATATCTTTTTGTTTTTATTAAAGAAAGGAATAACTATTCTTCTATCTTGAGAATTTTGATTTTTAAACATACTTGAATCTATATTTTTATTAACGAAAGAAGTAAAATTATCAGTATAATAAAAATCTTTATACATTTCTTTTGTAATTTTTCTTTCTTTGAGATATTTAATTGCTCGATGTTGTTCAGGTAAATCTATAATTTTCTGAAGATTTAATGTTTCGTATTCTTGTGCAAATATATCAATTTTATTTTCTTTAGATTTTGATTTAGGTGAAAAAGAATCATTTTCTAAAAATTTCTCTTTAATATAATCAGAATAATAATCAGGGAAATATACTTTAAGAAAATTAGAAAAGTTAGAAGAGTAAGAACAATTAAAACATTTTATAAATAATGAATTATTATACAGTAAAGCCCAACCTCTTTTTTTATGAGATTGGACTTTACTGTCACCACATACAGGACACTTAAAATTAAATTTACCTTCTCCTTTAGGTGTAAATTGCTCTAGTGGTAAATATTTCAAATATTTTAAATCAATCCAATATGACATAACATATATTATACCTTTTCTTTATTAGATTGTAAATTAAGTCCAGAGACATCCATAGTTACCCCACAGGTTACATTTAGCACCGTTACCATACACTCCTTCAAACAACCCACCATCATGATAAAAGAACTTGGCTGATTTAAAGTGGACACAATCATGACCTATACAGTGACGATCTATAATAGGACACCACTTAGACATTATTTCGTTATTACTCTTCTTGATTCGTTCTTTAGCTTCATCCTCTCTCTTAGCTACATAATCTTTTTGTTTTTCGTATTCTTGTTCCCGTTTCTGTTTGCGTTTGTACATCCATTGTTTAATCATAATATTATCCCATTAGAATTTCCTTTCCTGGAGTATAAATTTTTAATTTCTCATGATTGTTCATTTGTCCTCTTCCTTCCATTGCGCTAGAAGAAAGATTACTTCTTACATAATCAAATTCACAACCACAAATAGTACACTCATGATATGGTTTGTTGTTTTCTTTTGAAAATCCTTTAGGATAAAAAATTGTTTTTTTACTATCACAATTTGGACATTTTACCATATTTTTTTTCTCCTTAAAATAAAAATGAATTAATTTTGTCGTTTAAACTTTTAATATTATGTCTTTTCATGAAAGCAGCCATTTCCATAAAATTAGACTTAGGTTCTTGTGTATTATACTCATATAAAATTTCTTGAGCGATATTATCAGGTGTTTCTGATAAATCAATTAATTTTTTATTTCGTTCATAATTATCTATAATACCATGTTTAATACAATATTGTTCAATCCCTAAATCATTTATTTCTTCTTTTACTTTTTTGGTCATTCTTTTTTGTCTTTTGCTGGAATCAACAAAGGTATTATCATCAGATAAAATATTAGGAATACCATCTGAACTATCACCAATAGCAATATGCTCTAGTAAAAAACCAATAGGATCATTTTCTTCTTTTATTTTTTTGTCAATAGGATCATAAAACTTTACTGAAGAATATTTGAGTAATTGTTTAAAGTCTTTATCTCTGGATACTATAGTACAATTAATATTTTGTTTACCTAAATGAGAAGCTAAAACGCCAATAACATCATCCCCTTCAGCGCCTTTTACCTTGATTACTTTATAAGGAAATGCTTGAGATAATTCGGATATAAATTGATCTGCTACTTGATAAAATTCTTCTGCATCAAAATCAGTTTGTTTTTCTCTTGCTAAAACTCTATTAGCTTTATAATATTTAAATTCTTTTTTACGCCAAGAAGAATCATCAATAGCTAATACAATTTCGTCTGGTTTAAACTTCTCTTTCACTGATAAAATTTGTTTAAGGAGAATATATCTCCACATTTGGTATTTTTGAGAATTGTTTTCTAAGGATTTGTCAAAGCGAACATTTGACGAGTGAAATGAAGAATGTAATAGACCAGAAAAGTCTATTAGCATAATATTGTTTTTTTGTTTTTTAGATTTTGCCGATTTTGGATTTTTATCTGCAAATAGTTCTTCAACGTTCATGTAAAACCTCCTTTGAATTTGATATAGTTTCAATATATATCAAATAAGGAGATTTGTAAAAAATATTTTGGATAAGTTTATGTTATTTTAGATCAATTCTTTTTGGTAATATACTTGAAGTAAATTGTGAAGGTGTTCTAATTCTTCTTGGGTTAGTTCTTCTCTTAGTTCAACTAAAGCAATATTATTTACACCTTCAGCTTTCATTAAAAACCCATAAACTAAAAGAGACAAGATTTTTTCTGATCTAACATACTTTAACATTATTTTTCTAATTTTAAGAACAAATTTATGAAGATAAGATAATGCTTTTTTCTCTTTAGAAGATTCTGGTTTTTTCAAAATATTTCCATCTGCATCAATAAGATCTAATTCATAAGCATCCCATTTATCAAAAGATTTCTTCAATAAAGTAGCGAACTTATAAATTAGAAAAGTTGTTGCAGCACTTGTCATTGAAGCTTCATGTAATTCTTTAAAAGATTTCATAAAAACTAGAACCTTTATTAATTTATTTTACTAAGAGATTAACTAAAACAGTAGTTACTACAGCAGAAGCACCACCAGATGCAGCACCAATTAATGCTAATTTGGTTTTTACTACTCCCATTTCTATTTGTAATCTGATAACTTCGTCATGAATATTCTTTAATGTTTTTCCATGATCGTCAAGTTTATCTAGAACTAATTTTTCGTATTGTTCCCAAGTATTTGGTCTATCAGTCATATTTATAACTCTTTTTTGTTTAGATCGCAAGTTGTAGATATAATTTTATGTAAAGTTCCTATTACATTTCCTAAAGTTTCATTCATTTCATCTGAAAAAACACAAAGTCTTGGACAGGTTTTAGCTGCTTCTTCTACATTACTTAACACATAAAAAGCATTTTTACATTCTTCAGTAATATCTCTACCAAAGCCTACTGTTCCTATTAGATTACCTTCATTATCATATAAAGGACCTTTAGTAGTTTTATAAACACTTTGTTTACCGTTTATTAATCCTCTTTCGATAAAATTACCTGCTTCTAATGTTGCTAGAACTATTTTATCGGTTCTTTCACAGTCAACGTGTAATGTATCATTATTATTTATCTTAATTGCAAATTCTTCAGCTGTTCTACCTAATGATTCTTCAACAGAACAATCATTCATCAATATTCTTCTTATTTCTTTATTAGTTAAAATAAATCTTCCATCTAAATCTTTAGCCCAAATAATTCCTGGCATACCATCAATTATACTTTGAAGCATATTATACATGCTCAAATATTTTTCTTTTTCAGCTATTAGTTCTTCTTCCTTTTTTCTAAGTTCTCTAGTTAACTCAGAAATAGTACTTGCAGTTTCATCAACAACTTTTAGAGATTCCTCTATTTGTTTATTTTTATGAGATTTTTTAACTCTTTTCTCTACCCAATTTTTTATTAAGCCCATAATTTGTCTCTTATAATTATTTATCAAAAAACATATCTTCTATAGATTTCTTTTTTGATATCTTTGAGATTCATAATGCTTTCCAAGTAACCGGATTAATTCCAGTTAATATCCAAAAGTTTTCAGTATCTGATTGATACGCTATTTTTGCTATATCTGGTTCTACAAGTCATCATTTTTATTGGCTGAGGTATTAATTTAGTACAAGCTCTATCACTATATATATTTATCTTAGTGGTACTCCCATGCTCATAAACAAACATAGGAGTACCTAATGGAGCAGGTGCTACTCTTAATATATCTAATTTATTATGCATAATAAATTATCCGGATAAATTTCTATTAAATTTTAAATTGTTAAACAGTATCAATATATCTATATTCAAAATCAGCTGGACTATCTAGTTTATATTTCTTTACCATTTTCTCTACAATTTTTGGAAAATCATCATATGCGTCCATAAAATCTGAATAAACCTTTGATTTCCATTCTTTTTCATTAGGAACTTTCATTTTGATAACAAATTTTTCTTCATTTTTATTCATCGTAGCTTCAGCAAAAACGTCTTTAAAGTTTTTCATTCTAATCTCCTTTATAATTTCATTAACATTGAGCCTAGTTCATCCCAATCAATTTTATAGTTCTTTACTAATTTTTCTATTTCTTTTTCATTTTCATTATAGAATTTATCTACCCAATCTGCTTCAGATTTATCATATTTTTTAGCAAGTTTCTGAAGTTCTTTGAACGCTTGATCTGATTCTAATAATGTTTTTAAAAATTCAATTTTTAGTTCCATTTTATTCTCCGTTTATTATAATATTTCTGTTGCAATTTTTGCTAATTCACTTCTTTCACATTTAGTTAATGTAATATGAGCAGCTATTTTTTGGTCTTTAAATTTATCAACTACATATGTTAAACCATTAGATTCACTATCTAAATAAGGATTATCAATTTGATCTGGATCACCAGTTAAAACTATTTTGGTATCTTCACCAACACGGCTCAAAATAGTCCTCATTTCAAGTGCTGACAAGTTGGCCGCTTCATCTACTAAAATAAATTGTCTAGGGATTGATCTACCTCTAATATATGTCAATGCATCTATTTGTAAAACGCCTGTTTGTTGGAGTTCTTCAATAGCTGTTATTTTTCCTTGTTTCTTTTCAGATGGTTGTAGACCAAAATTTAACAGAAAATCTAAATTATCAGCTATTGGCGCCATCCACGGTGAAATTTTTTCTTGTAAATCTCCAGGTAAAAATCCTATATCTTTTTGAAAAGGCATAATAGGCCTAGTTACCATTATTTTCTCGTAACTACCTTCATCCATTACTTCAGATAATCCAGCAGCTAAAGCCATTAAAGTTTTACCAGTTCCTGCTTTTCCTACTAAAGTAACTAATTTTATATCATTATTCAATAATAAATTTAAAGCATAAGTTTGTTCAGAATTTTTTGGTTTTAAACCAAATGATTCTATTTTGTTATCTATCAAAATTAGCTTATTATCTCTAAATACAGTTAATGCTGTTCCTTTAGGATTAGAAGAATTAACTAAAGTTACACATTGATTTTCATAAAAATCTGAATATCCTTCTAAATAACCTTTTTGATATATATTATTTATCTCTTTTTCATCTATGTATAAATTAGTATGTCCAGTGTATTGATTATCTTGTTTAATTTTATCATTTCTATAATCTTCAACGTTTACATTAAAAGCTCTACCTTTTATACGTAAAAGAGTATCCTTAGTTACTAATGTAGTTTCTAATTTCATGTCCATAAAATATAATGCACATATTAATATTCTATTATCTTGTTTTTCAATATCTATAGAATGTTTATATCTTTCTACAATTTCTGGTTCATTAAACAAAATAGTAATAAAAGAATCTTCTTTTTGTGTTTCTTTTTCTATATATCTTGCTGCTATTCGGGCATTTCTTCCTTTTTCATCATTTAACTTTTTAAATTTATCTAATTCTTCTATAACAGTAACTGGAATTTGAACATAATTATTTTTGAAAGTAGATAAGCTGTTAGGATCATGAATTAGAACGTTAGTATCTAGGATGAAATTCTTTTTTGGCATTTAAATATCCTTTTGTTAGATGAAAAAATAAAGGCATATAATAACTCCTTATAGAATTACTATATGCCTTTGTCTAGATTAACTTTTTGTAATTACAAACATATTTGCTCCTTAATTTACAAATATTTATCTATTTTAAGTTATTCATCTAACAAGGAATCTAATTCATTTTCTACCTCTGAATCTTCTACATCTACTTTGATTTTATTTCTTTTTTTAGCTCTAGCCTTTTCTGCATTAATATTAGAAGTATTAAAGTTATTACCTTGAAGTTCCATTTCTTGATCCATTTCATAAATCATAGCTCTAGCGAAATTGACTTTTAAAGGAACTTTCTGATCTACAATACCGCCATATCTATTTTTAAGAATTTTCCAAATCTGAATATTTTGTTTACGTAATTCTGAAGGCATCAATATACCAACAACAGTATCAGCACAATCAGCTACCGATTTAGAATTTTTTGTAAGAATATTATTTGCATAAAATAAATGATCATCGCTAACTTCAATATCTAAACATTCACCTTTACCAATATACTCTATAGATTCTATTTCATCATTAAAATCTATATCATTTGGCATTTCTTCTCTAATAATATTGAAATTTTTTGTTGTTACAAAAGTCGTTTTAGTTGTTTCATCATAATCATAAGTTTCTTCAATTATATTATTATCAGTTTCTTTTATTTTCTTAATTATCATATTATTTAATATTCTCCATTATAAAAGTGTAGCACATTTCTATATTTTCATCTATTGTATTATAATCCCAAATTTCCAATACATTAAATCCCATTTCTTTAGCTTTATTAATCTTTTTAATGTCTTGTTTCTCCTTTTCTTTTGGATCAATACCAAAACTACATAAAGGTTTATAATTCTCATCTTCATAAAAACGTTCTCTATGATGCCATATTTTACCATTGAATTCAATTATAACTTTATATCTTGGTATTGTAAAATCAAATGAATAGAAAAATTTATTTGAGTCTGCTATAAAATATTCTTTTTTATCTTTGTAACCTATATAATAATCACTGTATTTAATTATATTATTATGTAATAATTTATCTATTAAAGGAATAAACACTTCTAAAGATGCTTTTGAGGCTTTAATTGATTTGTCACCATATTTTAATATATTTTTCTTTTTTGTTTTTAATCTTTGTTCTTCTATTTCTTCGGCATCAATACGTGTATTTCTCCAATTATGATTGTTATTCCAGTAATTTTTTGCTGCCCATATTGCTTCTTGTTCTGAATAATTATAAACTAACATCCAATATTCTTTATTACTAGGATTTTGTGTTTTTAGTTTAAGACCATCATCTGTTATAAAATTTCTTTTATATTTAATAAATCTTTTATGATCATTATATTTTAAATATAATATTGATTGTATTTCAGCACTTTGCTTAGAAAAACCTAAATTTATCCAATATTCTTTATTACTAGGATTTTTTGATAATATTGAATATTTCATTTTTTCTATTGATTTTTCATTTACACAAGTTTTTTTATCATAAAATCTTTTTAATCCTTCTTCTTTACCAAATCTTAGAATATAATTTTCTTTAGATGTTATTTTTCTATCGTCAGCATTTTTTTCTTTATAATATTTAATATAATTTTTTATTATTATATTTTCATCTTGTATATATGGTATTATATTTTTTAAGAATTTTTTAAATTGTTTAAATTCATTAATTTCAAAATTATCAATAAATAATAAATTTTCTTTAGAAGAAAAATATTTTTTAATATATTTTTCTCTATTATAACGATGCTTATTTTTTGTATATGTACCTATTTCTTCTTTTCTACATTTTTCACTTAAACATGTTTTTGTAAACTTTTGTCTAGAAACTTTTAATTTTTTATTTTGACAAAAAGGACATAACGGAAAATCAAATAAATTATTTTTTATAAGTACTATCTTTTCCGTTATGTCCTCTGTTATGTCATTAGATATATAGTAATTAATATCTTTAACTAATTGTATATTACTTTTTCTTTTAGGATAAAATTTCTGAATATCTTTTAATTTTTTAGAAAGTTCTTGAAAGGTAAAATAAGGGATTTCTTCTACTGACATGATATTTCTCCTGTGATAAATATTATTATAAATGATGAGGGGAACTTCCTGTGGTTCCTATGAGGATTGCCGTCCTCTAAACTCATCATTTATATTATTTATCTCAGAAGTGATCTAAAATATCACTATCCTTATAATATTTTCAAACTTTCTACATTTCTTACATTGTTTTTATTTTTGTTCCTTGTCTCAAAGTGCCTTTTACATTTCTAAACTTATTATCAGTAGGAAATTTATGTTCTGCTGAACAAATAATCTCTTTACCACTTTTTGTTTTTATTCTATACAAATCTTTTGTATGAGTGTCAAATACCTTTTTAACAGTTACATCTTTATTATTACCTTTTAATTTATCACCTACCTTGATTTCCTTTAATTTCTTAATAGAACCATCTGCCATATTAATATCTGTTTCTATTGATAGACATTCTGATATATTAGTCATATCGACATCAGAACAATCCGAAGCATTCATTTCTCTATTACCTTGTGTCGCTGTTAGAACGCAACATTCATAATCTACACCTATACCTCGAATTTCTTCAGCTATTGCTTTACCATTAGAATATAAATTATCCGTTTTAATTCTGTCAGAAACCATCAAATTAAGATAATCTATAATAATTATTTTAGGATTAAAATCTTGTTTAATTTTTAAATCCTCAATTAATGCTCTTATTTTATTAGCTCCTATTGTCGCTGGAGAATATTCTTTAATAATTAGATTGCCTTCAACTTTACTTCTAATTTGCTTTAATCGAGACTTGAATGTTTTCTCTTTCATCAAAGGAACATCGTTTATATCTACACCTAAATAATTTGCATCAAATCTTTGTGCAATTTTATCTTCTGACATTTCAAGTGTAATATATAAAACATCTTCTCCATTTTTTAAAAAATTAGCCCCTAAAGCAATCATGTTAGATGTTTTACCAGTATGAGTAGCACTCATTAATAAACATAAACTTTTAGGTTCTACTCCACCAGAAAATATTAAATCAAGTGGTTCTATTCCTGTAGAAAATTTAGAAACAGCTTTTTGATAAGCATCCCATCTTTTATCTACGCCAGTTTGATCTAAAAAGTTTATACCTACAGAAGAATCAAATTCTACCTGTAAAGCTTTTCTCACTAATTCAGGAATAGATCCAGTTGGTTTCTTTTCTTCAATAATTTGAACAGATTCAAGAATAGCATTATGCAATGCTCTATCTTTACACCATTCTTCTGTTTTATCTACAATCCAATCAATATTATTTTTTGATTTGTATTGAGACAATTCATCTATAGTTTCATTAATACTATTAAATAAATCTTCACTTAAAGTTTGATCTTTAGTAATTTCATATTTAAGTGAATCTATTGAAGGTAAATCTTTATAAGTAATGATGTACTTCTTTATTTGTGAGAATATTTTCTTTTTCACTAAAGATTCAAAATATTCTTCTTTTATATGAGGTAAAACTTTTTTAGCATAAGATTTATCCTTGAATAAAGAAGAAAGAATAATTTCCGATATCATTTAATGTACCTTTTTATCTGAGTTAGAATATCCTTCTGTTTGATCGTTTTGTTCTAGTTTATCAACCTCATCTGAAATTTCTTGAATTGCATCTTCTACAATTCGTTTTACTTCTTGTTTGATAACTTCTTCAGAGTGTCCTTTGTTATCATCAAAAGTTACTTCATAAGTACCATATTCTACAATATTTGTAAAATCAACTACAACTTCGACACCGTTTAAATTATTAAGAACAACAAGAACTTGGTTATTAACTTCATTATTTTCAGTCATATTAATCTCCATTAAAAGGTGGGACTAAAGGGCCACTCAAATCACCTGGTTTATCAACATTTGTTAAATTAGATTGGTCAGTTGATTCATTTTCTTCTTGAATTTCTTCTTCCTCCTCGTCGAAGAAATCCATTTGAATTTGACCTAATTTATATTTTGATATAATAAATTCTTTAAATTTTGAATCGTTTATTAATGCTTTAAAGAATTTATTAGGAATATTTTTTTGACGAATTTTATTTTCTTGAAGCTCATTAGTTTCAAAATCATAAATTTGATACCAAGCGCCCGATTGTTTAATATAACCTGATTCAATAGCTAATTCTAAAAGACTTGACCATTTTGAAATTCCATTTTCATAAGTTACACTAAATGGAAATTTACTTTTTTCTTTAACGAAACGAGATTTTTGAATATTAATAGTAAAATTATAACCAACCAAATCTTTACCTTCTTTAATTTGAGATTTTGTTATCACAAATATCTGATTTGCAGAATAAGTTACAGCCGTTCCACCGGGAATAACTATTTTCGAAAACATTTCCATGGTCTGATATACATGATTCACAACAATACAAGGTAATTCTTTAGTTGTCAAATGAGGAGTTATAATTCTAAACAATGATCTAATGGCTTTAGCTCTTGACATATCAGCTACAGATTTTTCATCAATAGCATCTTCTACTTCTTTTTTAGATGCTAAATTACCTAAACTATCAACAAGAATTAAAACTTTTTCTCCTCTTTCGATACTTTCTAGTCGTTTTACTATATCAAATTTTAATTGTTCAACATGTTCTACAGGAATATGAATCATTCTTTCACAATCAATTTTAAATGATTCAAGCATTTTAGGTGTAATACCAAATTCTGAATCATAAAATAAACACACCGCTTCTGAATATTTTTCTAAATAAGATTTAATACAATACAATGCAAGCATACTTTTAAATGATTTACTTTCACCAGCAAAAATAGTTAATCCTGGAACAAGACCTCCGTCGATATCACCTGAAAATGCCATATTTAAAATTGGTAAATCTGTTTTAATAACTTCATCAGAATTAAAAAATTTCGATTCTGACATTACATTTGAAGTTTTTATACTACCTGTTTTTTTCATCTTTTCAAGAATACTCAATTTAGTTCTCCTTTAACGAGTAAATTTATATTTTTTACAAATAATATTATTAGAATTTAATAATTCTATTCCACTAACGTCTCGATCATATTCTTCTAAATAATATACCTCTTTAATTCCGGTGGCTAATAATAATTTAGCGCACATACCACAAGGACTTAACGTTAAATAAACTTTACCTCCTTCAGGATTTATATTATTTTTCAATGCCTCTGCTAATAAATTTTGCTCGGCATGTAATTCATATTTAATAGAAAATTCTCGGTGTTTTTCATCAGTATATTCATTTTCTTTAAAATAGTCTTCGCAATGTATCATTCCCTTTGGTACGCCATTATAACCAGTAGATACAATTCTATCATTTTTTACTAAAACTGCTCCTACTTTTATTCTAGTACAAGTTGATCTATTTGCAAAATTAATTGCAGTTTCCATAAATATATCTGATAAACTTTTTCTCATCTTATAATCTCCATTTAATTTAAATATTTTTGAATATATTTAAAATGATTTTCATAACAATGTAAAGAAGATGCTGTCCAAATCAAATTTCCTAATTCCAATTCAGGATAATATTCTTTTAACTTATTTAATACCAAATCATGTACATATTTAGCCCACGCTACATCATTATTATAACCAAATACTACGTCATTACTTCGCATCATATAATGAGAAATTAATTTATTATCTCTAATAAAAAATTGATTTGCGTATGTACAAACAAAATCTGACATACCTTCACTATTATATTCATAATGCATTGAAGGTCTTTGATATATCATTGTTGCTCTTCTAGAATTTTTATTCTTTAGTAATTCATTTATGGCATTATTGAATTGATTATAATTTTGCTCTGAAAATATTAAATACCCATAATTTGAATTTATTTTACCTTCAGTACTTGATACCTCATTCCATATTTTTGGAGTAACTCCAGGTATATCTTTAACATATAAAGATTCAGATTTATACCATTCTAACTCTCTTTGAATATAATCATAATTAGGCTTTCTTATAATATAATCCTCAGTTACATTAAATGAATAACCTAGTAACTCAATAAGTTTAGAGCCACTTTTATCTTCTATAAATTCTTTATTTTGAAATTTATTAATAAATTTTAATCTTATATCAGATACGTTATACATAATTTTCCCCAAATAAAAAAGTATTCACTTCTCTTTGTACTTCGTTAATGCTTTTTCCTGTAATTTTAATTTCTTTTTTATTTTTTATTTGTACTAAGTTTAACATATTCCTAAAATATTGTAATTCTTTTTCTTTTTTATTTTTATTGATTGAAAAAGAATCTCCGTCATCCCGCTGAATAACATTTTGAATTTCATCAGTAAATAATACTAATTTTACATCACTAAAATCAGATAATAGATTTAATACATAATCTCCGCTATAATTTCTATAAAGTGGACCATAAATGGCTTCACCCAAATGTGATCTATCCATTATAATATCAAAATCTTTATTTAATTCTTTTATTTTTGATATTAATTTAATATAATAATTTTTATTATCAGAAAAAGATAAAGATTTGTCTAAGGAAGAACAATGGATAATGATCGGATATTTTCCCATTTTTGATAATTCTTTTTGTAATAATTTTACCTGAGTACTTTTACCCGAATTATCTATTCCTTCTATAATATAAACCATTATACTTCCTCTTCGATCATTTGCATAATATCTCGTTTTGATAATTTCCTTTTATGCCGTTTAGCATTATCTTTTACCCGCTGTTTATTCATCCATTTCGCCTCATCATGACTATAAAGATTATGTCTGATCTGCTTAGCTGTACTATTCTTCACTTTATTCTCCTTTAATTTTGTTTAAATTAGGTAAAATACCTTCTAAACGATTATTCTTCACTTTTACTAAATAATCATTTATATCTATTATACCATTTGGTCCTATATTGTAAGATAAAATTGCATCTGACCAATCTTTTTTTAATTCTAACATTTTCTTAAAATATAAAGAACCTATCTCCACATTAAATTCATCATCAGTTAGTAACTTCAGAATTAAAAATTCATCTGTAGGAAATTTACCATAACAATGTTTATCTTTTATATATGGAAACCATCGTATCACATCTTTTGCTGTTTGTAACTGTACTTGCATTAAACCTAAACTTTTTGGTTTACCTTTAGAATTAATATCTCCTAATATTACTCCTTTAGTCTGAAATTTAATAGAACCAGCATGAGATTCTTGCCACAAAATAGAAGCTATAGTTTCTCCATATTTTTCACCTCTCCATTCTACTTCATTGCCTATTTCATAAGCAATCTGTAAATTTTTAAGTTGATTCTCTGTCAATTCTACTCCTAATACATTTATTGGTAATATTAGGAGTAGAATTACGAATACTTTAAACTTGTTGAATTTTAGCATTACATTTCCTGCATCTGTATGTTGTTTTTCTAGAAAGAACTCGATTATGTCTTATACTTGTAAAATCATAAGTACTACAACTACATTTGTATTTGAAAGTTTTTCTTTTCTTTTTATTTACTATTTCTTTAAGATTAAAATTACAGCATCTTTCTGGTTCAGCCCCAAATTCTCTCATTAGATTTTTAAATATATTTCCATGCGCTTTGCTATTCTTAAAATTACAGAATTGAATAATATGAACAAATTCATGTGTTAATACTTGTTCAATATATTTTTCTTTATAAACCTCAAGGGCTTTGTTATGTATTCTAATTGCCATAGTTTTTTCTTTGGGCTTATATGTAGCTTGACCAGCAAAAGTAGTTGCATTGATATTAAATAATACTTCAAATTCAAAACCTAAATCTTCAGGAAGTTTATAGCCTTTCTGTTTTGCTTCTTTTTTAAGAAATTCTACTTTTTCAAATACTTCTTTTTTAAGATCACTCATATTTTCTCCATCTTTAAAGTTTTTATCTCATGAACTTAATTACAATATATCATACACAAAAAATGAAGTAAATAGAAAAATTTAGTATTTAGTTATATTTAGTTATTTAGTTATATTTTACATATTTCTTTGAAACCCAATTTATAGTACCATCATATTCAGAATGAAAAAGAATTTCTTGTTCTACTACATCTAAAATTTTACCTTTTTCTTCAAAATATACTTTACCTTCAGGCCATTTTAGAGTAATTACTTCTCCGATTTTAATGTTCACCTTTGCCATTGAAGCCCCCTTTATACCAATCTTTTCCTTTTAATTCAAAATTTACATTTGAAACAGACTTTTCTGTGTTACCACCGCATTCACATAATGGGTTTGCTCGTGGTTTATTCATACTTTCTAATCTCTCTTGTACTTTACCGCACTTTACACATTTATAATCATATATAGGCATTTTTGTTCTCCTTTTCTTTTAGTTGGTGAAGTAATTCTTCTGCGAATAACATTCCCTCTCCTTCAGAGAATTTTCCATTATTTTTCTCGTATAATTTTCTACATTTCTCTAATACCTTAATAGCTTGATTTCTATTTGTAATTCTACTTATTTCTTTATCATCAATTTTTCCGACTACACCATAAAGATATTTTGATTCTCCCTGTTTAAGTATTTTTCTTACATTTACTTCTAAAATATTTGAAAATAATTCAATCACATCTTTATATATCACAAATTCTTTATCTTCACAATATTCTTCGATCATAAATTCAATTTCTTGACAAGTATACATTTACACTCCTCTCTCATCTATGAATGATTTTATTACATCTAGTTCTGGAATTATATAAGGAGAATGTGGAAATGGTATTGATTCTTTAGTTTCAGTATTGTAAATGTCATAAACTATTTTTCGACAATCAAAATCCTCTAGTATTTCTTCGATTAAAACATAAACCACATCATTGTGTTCAAACTCTGTATCTACAACATCCATATCGATTCTCCTTTTGAAAATTGTTTCGATCGACTTAAACATATAATAACATATTTGAATTTAGAAGTAAAATAATAAAATAACAAAAGCATTCAATTTACTAATTTTATCGAAATTTTTATTCAAAATAGCCTAAGTTATTGAAATCATTAAACAAAATGAAACAATACTATAAATCGATTAAGTTTTATAAGTTATTGATATTATTACACTATTTTAATTTTTAAAATAAAATGCATTTTATTTTAAAAATAATAGTAACACACACCTTAAAGAAATAAAACTCAATTTAAAATAAAAAGAGGAATCCTTATTGTGGGATTCCTCTTTGATATCAATAACTTAAAGTTATTTTAGATGTTTTAGTTTAAATTAACCACATTTAGACCAGAAACAAACAGGACAAGTTTTACAACCTTCAATTAACTGTAATTCTGCTTCACATTCTGGACATAATATTCCAGTATTTTTATCAACAATATAATTAGATAAAAATACCTTTAACCTATAAATTAAAGAATTAATAGGAATATCTAAATCATCTAAAGTGTTAACAATTTTTTCAATTTTAACATTGTGTCTTAGTAAAAGTCCAATAGCTCTACTGATTTTAACTACATTAGATTGATTATTACTTTTCTTTTTATTATCTTCAATTAATGTAGTTTCAATACCTTCTTTAATTGCTAGTTCTTCAAGTGCATTAATAGCGTTATGAGCATCAATTTGTTTTTCAGTATGATTAGTACTTACAAAAATAGCAAATGGGCGAGTTTTAGCTTTATCCTTAAACGCGACTTGAATATACCATTTTCGTCCTTCAGAAATAATTTTAAATCCTCTCATGGGATATTCAGAAGGTAATGAAACACTTTCTTTAATTACTTCTCCTTTTTCATGATCTTTCCAAATATCAAAAAATTCTTGTTTTTCTTCTTTAACTTCTGCACTTAGAACTGAACCTCTAATTTCGTTTGGTATATATGTTGTAGTTCCTTTTAATCCTTCTTTCCAAGCTCTTTTATAAATATCTTTAAAATCTTCAAATGGATAATCTTCAGGTAAATTTATAGTTTTACTAATCGAAGAATCAATATATTTTTGAGCAATAATTTGAACATCTAAATGATCTTTATCTTTTAAGTCATTAATAGTTTCAAAATAATCAGGTAATTCTGCATCTTCACCATATAGATTTTCATATAACCAAACTGCATAATCAGTTACTGGTTCTTGAATTTCTGTTCCATCATCTTGTTTTACTTTTCTCCAATACTTTAGATTAAAAATTGGTTCAATACCAGAAGAACAATTGTTCATAATGATGCTAGAAGTTCCAGAAGGCGCCGTCGTCAATAATCTTGAATTATAAATTCCATGTTTAACAATATCATTTCTTATATCTTCAGGTAATCTCTGACAAAAAGTTGATTCAATAAATTTAGGATCGAATCCAGTAAATGTTTTATTTAATCCTTTAGTAATTTCTATAGATGTTTTATATGATACATCTCTTAAAGTTTTTAATAAATTTTCAGTAAATTCTTTACCTTCATTACTACTATATTTTATTTTCATCATACATAAAGAATCAGCTAATCCTGTAAAACCTAATCCAACTGGTCTTTTGTTATGAGCAACTTCTTTTTGTTCTTCTAGTGGATAATAATTAATATCAATAATTTTATTAAGTAAAATTACCATTAGTTTAATACTTTGTTCATATTTTTCTTGTTGAAATTCAGGATTAATAAATGGATTTTTTACTAATGTACTATAATTTACAGACCCTAAATTACAACTCGAATACTCAGGCAGAGGTTCCTCACCACAATTATGAACTAAAATACCTGAACAATTATTATAGTTATCATCTAAACTTTTAGTAATAATATTAAAATTGTGATTATCTTCTACATTTAAATCATATACATCTTCAAATTCATTGTTATCTATTACATCTTCTACAAATATTCTATCATTAAGTATTTGTTCAGATTTTTCTCTTTCTTTAATAATTTCTTGTAACCTTTTTCCTTTAACCGAATTTTCAAATTTTTCTAACTCATTTTTTAGTCTTTCTTCACTCCAATTATATCTTTGTGCATTTCCTAATATATTTCTTTTAGCATTATATAAACTAAAATATTCTTTATCTATTTTAAAAATTGGATTATCTTTACCGTGTCTTTTTGTAATTCTCTTATGCTCTTCTACTGTTAAAAGTTGAAGATTTTTTATATTATCATTTGTACTATTATTATCAATATGATCAATATTATATTCTTTACCATTATACTCCCCATTATAATATTCCCATATCATTCTATATTGTCTATCTTTTCCATTACTAATAGTGTTAATATGTCTATATGATTTATTATTTTTTGTGTTGGAATAAGTATAAAATTTTTCTAGTTCTAATCCTAATGAATCTTTAGCCTCAATATAACTTTTACCATCTGTTAATGCTAATAGATGATCTGGGGTACATCTAAATTTTGATCCATCAGATAGAATAATAGTTAATAATTTTTTATAACCTGTTTTAAATGCTGTAGCCTTTTTAATTTCAGTTTTCCAACTATTACGGGTCTTATTTTTTCTACTAGAATAAACTAAAAATTCCTCTTTTGACTCTGCTAATTCCTTGATTGTAACACCATTTCTCCCATCAGCTGTTGCAATAATTGTATCACCAGGAAAACACGGATTTGTTGTAAAAATATATTCATCATACCAAAGATTATTTTCACGATTAATTGTATCTAAAAATAATACGCCTGGCTCAGCATATTTATATGTTGCTTTCATTATTTTTTCATATAATTCTGCTGCATTTACAGTTTTATATACTTTAATTGGATAACCTTTTGATTTCCACTCTTTAATATTTCCGTCCCATTCAGAGTTATATTTTTCAAATGATGTATCTGGAAAAATCAAATCCCATTCTTCATCATTTTCTACGGCTTTCATAAATTCATCTGAAATTCCAACAGAAATATTAAAGTTAGTTAAAACTCCTTTTTCTTGTTTAACTTCAATGAATTTTTCGATATCAGGATGCCAAATATCAAGAACACCAATTTGAGCGCCTCTTCTATTATTACCACCTTTAATACTATCACACGTAGAATCAAAGATTTTCATAAACGATAGCGGACCAGTAGAAACACCACCACTAGTAGAAATATCTGAATTTTCAGGTCTTAGAATAGAAAAAGAATAACCATTACCACCACCCGATTTCATCGTTATTGCTGCTTCAGAAACCGCTTTCATAATACCTTGCATACTATCTTTCTTAATTGGGATTACATAACAATTAGAAAAGGTTTGTTCTTTTCTATCAGTACCTAGAGAATACATAGGCCTTCCGGCTAAAGAACAATAATGATTACTCAAATATTCATATGTTAATTCTTTTAATTCTTTAAATCCTTTTAAATTAAGAATATTACAAAATACTTTAATTTCTTCAGAATTACATCCATTAAAAATAGCGTTGACAATTCTATTATAAAACTGTTCTGGAGTTTCACCATTCCATTGATATTTCATTTCCCAAATTTGTTTAGATATTTTTTGACTAATCATATTTTATCCTATTCTTCTATATTAAATTTTCTGTTATCTCTTTGTTTTTTAATATCTTTATATGCTTTTTTACTTTCTTCTGATAAATTGCTATCTTGTACTAGCATACCTAAAACTTGAAATATAAATTCTATATCACTTTCATTTTGATGAATATCTGGATAAAAAGAATTTAAAATTTGTTCAAATGTTAAGTTTACTTTATCCATGTTTTTCTCCTGTACTTCCAAAACCACCTTCTCCGCGATCAGTTTTAGTATCAATAAAATCTACTTGTTCTAAATCTCCTAGCCAAACTTCACGCATAACTAATTGAGAAATTTTATCACCTTTCTGAATTTTAATATCTTCATTTCCTAAATTAAATAAATGAATATGACAATTTCCACGATAATCACTATCAATTAATTCAGCGCCTTTAATCATTTTCTTTTTAGTCGCAACACCTGATTTATTATATACAGCTAAATCCCATCCTTCAGGAATATCAAATCTAATATCTAACGGAATTAATTCATCAGATTTAGCTTTTATAATTACATCAATAGGTGAAAATACATCCATGCCTGAAGATCTTTTTGTTCCTCTAACTGGAGCATAAGCATTCTCAGATAGTAATTCAAATTTTAATTTTTGATTCTTTTTCATAATTTCTCCTTAATTTAAATCAAATTCAGTTAATATTTTTTCTATCTCTTTTGTTATCTTACCACTCTTTGGATATTCAAGTTCTTTTCTGTTTGGATATTTTTTATTATACTCTTTTTTTAATTTATTGAAAATTCTTTTTCCTAATTTTTTTGGCTTTTCAACTTCAGTAGGATGTATATATATCATGTTTTCTTGTTCTAAATAATCAGCTAAATTTCTTAATAATGTAGCTTGATCTAATTCTTTTTTATGTAAACCCAATCTCCTATATGAATTAAATATCTTACCTTCCCAAGCATTACACCTAAAACATATAACACCTCGACACAATCCAGCACCATTGTTTCCTATTTCTTCATCTTTAAATAATTTATGTTGATGATCTAACGTACTTTCTGCTAGTGTAATTTTTTCTTTACATATAGGACAAATATAATCTTGTTCTTTTAATAATTTTTCCCTTAATAATTTTATATCTTTTTGTTTTAATTGAATATAATCTTCATTTTTTTTATTCATAAGTTATTTCCGAAAATCGCTTTTTATTTATATTAATTACTTGATCAAAATTTTCTTGAGCATTTGCTTTATGTGAAACAACAAATATAGAATATCCTCTCTGTTTCATTGTTTTAAATACACTCATAATACCATCAATTCCGTTTTGATCTAAAGATTGATCTAATACTTCATCCATAAATAATAAATTTACATTAACAGAATTCTTGTTCTTACATAAATCTAAAAATGAAAATAATAATGCTGAATCCAATCTTTGTTTTTCTCCAGAACTTAAATTTTCATATGTTAAATCACCACGAGAACCAGCTATAACAGTTTCTTGCATTTCTGAATCAAACATTACAGAAAATGATGCTTCAAAAATTTGTAAATACTCGTTCAAAGATTGATTTAAAATAGGAATATACTTATCAATGATATATTTCTTGACTCCCTTTTCAGATATTAAAGTTAATGTTTGATTTATATATTTAATCATCTTTTCAGTATTAGCTAAATCTTTCTTTGTTTTCTTATGTTCTGCATAATAGGATTCTATATCATTATTCTCTAGATTACTTTCTTGAACTATCTCGTTATATTCAGATTTTAATTCTTGAATTTTATTTTTATTATTTTTAATATTATTTTGTAAAGTAATGTTTTCTGAATTTATGGTATTACATTCATTGCTAATCTCTTGAATTTGTTTTTCTATTTTTTGAATTACTTTAAGAGCCTTTTCTATTTTATTTAATTGTTCTTTCTTTTCTTGAATATAATCCTGTTCTTCTTTAATTTTTTTATTAGCTAATTCTTTATTAATTTCTTGTTCGCATGTTTGACATATATTTGTATTACTATAAAATCTTATTTTTTCATCATGATTTTGTATTTTATATTCAAGTAAATCTAATTTCTTGTTTATATCTGATTTTTGTTTTATTTTATTTTGTAATTCCTGTATTTTGGAATTTAAGTCTGATAATTTATTGTTATTTCTCTGAATTTGATCTTGAATCTCTAAATTATCTTCTTCTAAAGTAGACATAACTTTTGTTATATCTGCCTTCTTAGTTTCAATTTGTTTAAGTTGTTTTTCATTAAATTCTTTTATAATTTCTATATTAGATTCAATATGTCCTAAAGTCATTTCTAATTCTTTTCCTTTTTGCTTTAGGATATTATTTTTTTTCTTTAAATAATCATTCATTTCTGAGAACACTTTAATAGAAAATATATTCTCAATAAAATCTCTTTTCTCTGCTTTAGTTAAACTAAGAAAAGGAGTATAAAACCTAGAAGAAATCATTATAGTTTGTTTAAAAGTCTTAGAATCAATTCCTATCATTGATTCTAACTGTTTTTGATAATCTTTTATATTTGAATCTTCGTTTACTAACTCATCATTTTTATATATTTCAAAAACATTAGGTTTTATACCTCTTTTAATTTTATATTCATTTCCTAAATGTTCAAATTCTAAAATAACTAATAGATTCTTTTTATTAATATTGTTTACTAATTTACCTTTAGGAATATTTCTATATGGTTTACCACAAAAAGCAAAATATATAGCCTCCATTACGGAAGATTTTCCATTTCCGTTTGTACCTTTTATCAATATTACTTTATTTTGATCTAACCTAAATTCGGTTAATGTGTTCCCAAAGGAAAGAAAGTTTTTAAATTGTACACGATGAAATTTCATTCTATATCTCCAGATATAACTTTTATATATGTTGATTCAAATATTTTATTAATAGCGTTTTTATCAGTATTATTCATTTCTAATTCGTCAATATAGTTACTCCATAAATTTACAATAGAAATATCTTTTTGTAATTCTATATCTGGAATAGTATTCAGTACTTGTTCATCTATTATATTAACATCATATGCTATTTCTATAATCTCTGTAATATATTTTTCTATCTTAATATTTCTTTCTGTATATAAATATATTTTAACATTTTTCTCTTTTAAGAAATCAATATCATCTAATATATCTTCATCAGATTTTATTTTTAGTTTGTAATATAATTTTGAAGGGTTTTGAATTTTCTCTAAATCATTATTTTCTGTATCAAGAATACCTATAAATTTGTCAACATTTTCATCATTCCAAGTCATTTCACATAATGAACCTAAATATGTAATATTATTTTTTTCAGAGTAATTATGATAATGTCCAGTAAGAACTCTTTCGTAATCAATTAAAAGATCAGTTGATAAAGAATTATGAGAACTCTTTATTCCTTTAATCATTTCGAATCCAGCTAAATCTAAATGAGCGAACATATATTTAGATTTATTTTTAGAAATAATTTCTTCTGATTCTTCTAAATTCGATTTGTTAATCCAAGGAGTAAATAAAAAAGATTCATCTTGAATAATAATTTCTTGTGGTAATTGAGAAACTACCTTAACATTATCGTAATCATTAAGAAGTAAATCTAAAGAATTTATCTCATTAGTATCTTTATAGTAACAATCATGATTACCTGCTAACATATAATGAGTAAATGAATCATTTTCAAATATTTCTTGAAAGAATTTAAGAGTTTTAAATGATACTTGTCTACGTTTATCGAATACATCTCCTAAATATACAATATGTTCTATATTATTTTCTCGGAATTTATTATAAGCAAATTTAAGAGATTCTTCTTGATATTTTAGAAAATTTTCGTTATTCTCTTGAGCACCTATATGGATATCACCAATAATACCTAATTTCATTTATCTTCTCCATACATCTTTTTCTTTATATTATCTGGTAAAGTTAATTGAATATTATTTTCTAATATGTATTTCTCATATACTTGTCTCATTTCGAACCATTTTCTATCTTGTTCTTTTTGTTCTCTCTTTATTACTTTAAGGAATTCATTATGAATAACCATAGTAAAATAAGCAAATGGATTCTTTTTTTCTTTAGTATCAAATTTTTTAGCATATCTTACACATCTTAAATATCCTTCTATTATCATATCTTCTTTAAAAGAATATCCTCTAAATGATGATATATTAGAATAATTAGATGCTAATTTATAAAATTTCATATGTAATTCTTCACTAAAATATCCTGTTTCATTATATTCTTGTAGTAATCTTAGAAATTTCTTGTTATCTATATAATGCTTTTTTTCTTTAGTTTCTGGTTTATTACTCATTATTATTATTCTCCTATAAATATCAAAATATTATACAGAAATTATAATACATAATTTTTATTTTGTTAATTATTTCTTTTAATTATTTTCTTTTATTTCTTTTTCATTCAAATTAAGTAATATGGAATGACTTGTGAGTTTACGAGCAAGTCATGTAATCTACAGCTTGCCTGTAGATTCTTTATTTGTTTTATTTTATTATTTAGATGAGATATGAAATTAGATCAGATTTAATTTAGATATGAATATGAGATTTGATTTTATTTATTGACTTCAGACAAGCTGAAGATTCATATCATGTTCGTAAACTCACATGATATTCATAATATTTTTTTAGATATTTAAAGAAGAAATTTATTTTTATTTTTAATTTTTAATTAATATAATTTAGACCCAATGATTCCGGACATTTTGTAACTTCTATCTTATACTAGATTAATATAAGGTCATTGAAATAACAAAATGTCCGGAAAATAGAATTAATGGATACCACGGCCTTGCTTTACTATCCACCAATACTTGTCTACTGAGTATTGGAACTTCTATCATCCGTCTAATTCACATTAGAAAGAGCTCCATATATCGTGGAGGGAAATTAAGGGCAAGAAAATTATATTATTCTTCCTCAATCGTATGCGTATTTTTTGAACCGCCAGCCCCTAAGCGATACTTCATATTTTAAAATAAAATAACCACTGAAGTTTTTTAGTGTGGGTTTTTTATGAATGTAGACTATGTAATTTCTTTATTTGTTTATGTTTTCTTTTTTCTTATAATAATTTTATCATTTTTTCTACTATCTTCTTTATTTGTAGTATTTGTAGTATTTGTAGTATTTTTCCTTGATTGTTTTTTATTTCTATTTTTTGCTTTATTTCTTAATTCTCCGGAACATTTATTTCTACTATTTGGATTTTTCTGTTTATTTTTGTTATTTATTAATTTTTTATTTTTCTTTCTTAATTTTTTAACAAGAAACCATATGCTACTATTTATACCTTGTGATTTCTTTTCTTTATATAGTCTATGTAATTCATTATGACAATCTTCACATAAATATACAAGATCCGTTAAATGCTCTTTACCAATTCTTTTGTAAGTTTTATGATGTAGATGTAAAATCTTATTTTTATCAAAACAAGTTTCACAACAACCAATATATAATTTGCTTTCCTTATATCTTCTCTTTAATTTAACCCAATGTAATGAACTCAAATACTCTCGATAATTATTACAGGTTTCTTTAGTATCTTCACAATAAATTTTCATATCTAATTCCTTTCATCTTTAAAATTTATTTTATCATACACCATAAATTAATTTTTGTAAAAACTTTGTGAACTTTTTTGAAAATATTTTTTAACTAATCTTATTTATCTAATACACTATATCATAAATGTAAAACTTTTGTAAAACTTTTGTAAAAGTTTTGTAAAAGTTTATGAAAATAATTTTGAGATAAATAACACATAAGATAAAACAAGGAGATACAAAATGAGAAATATTCTTTCTAGTAACAAATATAAAATGACATTTGATAGTGAAAGATTTAAAGATTCCGATATTAGTGATTATATTTTCAATGTAAATATTCCTTCTTTAGAATTAGGAACTATAGAACAAAGTACAAATATTAGGTCTATCCCTACTCCAGGTGAATCTATTACATTCTCTGATATGTCTATACAACTTGTATTAGATGAAGATATGAATAATTATCTATTATTCTATAATTGGTTATATGATCTATCTAATTTTAATTCAGTGAATTTTGATAATACTATTTTATCTGATAGTACTATTGTATTTCTAACTAATAAATCTAATTCTAATAAAGGGATAAGTATTAAAAATATGTATCCTTATTCTATATCTGGTTTTCCTATGAATATCAAAAATGAATCAGATGAAGTTACTATAGATGTTTCATTCAAATTTCAAACTTTAGAATTTTTACAATCAGTATAAAAGAGTAAAAAGAGTAAATACATTTACAACGGTTTAGATCAGTTGATATAATTTCTGAAAGAAATATTTTTATTTCTTTTTTATAATCATTATTATTTTATTTTTTTGAATTTTTCTTTGAAAAAATTCTTTGAGATAATTAAATAATTTAAAATAAATTATATCATATTTTTTGAGTATTGTAAAGTTATTGTAAGAAAAAAGAAATATTTTTATGTTTTAACAAACAAGATTAAAAGATATATAATACCTCTATTACAATAGATGGAGGTTAAAATGGAAATAAAGAAATTTGAAGATTTATTTGAAGAAATTGAAAAAGACCTTGAAATAAATTCTGTTAATTTACAAGAGAAATTATTTAAAGTACCAAATTTACATACTAAATATTTAAGGATGTTCTATAATTATCAGAAAATATATCTAAAGAAGAAAAAACAACTCAACGAATTATACACTGAGATATATGATAAATATAAGAATGGAGATGAAATATTAGATAAAAAGGAAATACAGTTCTATGTTTTATCTGATAAAGAATATTCTGATTTAAAGTATAAGGTTAATCAATTAGAAAATATGATAGATATATTAGAGAAAACAGTAAAACGAGTTAATAATCTATCTTTTGACTTGAAGCATATTATAGAGTGGGTTAAATTTCAAGAAGGTGCGTAATGTTATCATTTAAAGAATTAACTGAGCTAAATGAAATTAAAGATATAACTAGTAAGAATATTTGGATTAGTCTTCAAGAAGGTTTCAATATATCTGAAACAAAATTTGGTATTAATTTTCCTAAATTTGATAATTATAGAATCAAAAATGGAAGGACTTATTTTAAAAAAGAAAGAAATCCCACAGGCTTTAGACTGTGGGTAGAAAAGGTATAATATGGGATGGAAGAGTAAAAATAGACATAAGTATTTGTTGCAATGTCATTTGATATTTGTGTGTAAATATAGGAAGAAGTTTTTCTTAAATTCTACAATATTTGAAAAAGTAAAACAATTATCTTTTGAAATATGTAATAAACATAAAGGTAATATTGAAGAAATGGAAACTGATAAAGACCATATTCATTATATGATTGAATATGAACCTACAATTTCTATTAGTAAAATTGTAAATCTAATGAAATCATATATAACTTTTCATATTTGGAATACAGAATCTAATTATTTGAAAAATTATCTATGGAAGGAAAAAACATTTTTTACAGATGGGTATTTTGTGTGTAGTATAGGGAATGTATCAAAAGAACAATTACAAAAATATATAGAAAATCAAGGATAATTAATTTGACAAAATTAATATTATGTGGTATAATACAATAGAAAGTGAGGTGATAGTAATGAAAATAAACAAGGCTTATAAATTTAGACTTTATCCTAATAAAAAGCAGGAAGAGTTAATTAACAAAACTTTTGGAAGTGTTAGATTTATTTATAATAAAATGTTATCGGATAAGATAGATTATTATAAGTTGCATAAACAAAAATTAAATAACACTCCTGCTCAATATAAGAAAGAGTTTGGATGGTTGAAAGAAGTTGATAGTTTAGCACTATCAAACGCACAATTAAACTTACAGACTGCTTATAATAATTTTTTCAGAGATAAAAAAGCGGGATTTCCTAAATTCAAAAGTAAGAAAAAAGATAAAAATAGTTATACAACAAATAATCAAAAAGGAAGCATATCTTTATCTGAAAATAATAAAAAAATAAAACTTCCAAAGTTAGGATTAGTAAAAATTAAATGTCATAGAACAATTAAAGATAATGAAATTATTAAGTCTTGTACAATTTCACTATCACCTTCTGGAAAGTATTATATAAGTATATTGGTTGAATATGAAAAAGAAATAATCAAAGTAAAACCTAAAATAGAAAATGCAGTTGGATTAGATTTTTCTATGAAGGATATGTTAGTAGATAATAATGGTACGACAGCCAAATATCAATATTTCTATTATAAATATCAAGAAAAATTAGTCAAAGAACAAAAGAAATTATCAAGAAAGAAAAAAGGAAGTAAAAATAGAAATAAACAAAGACTGAAAGTTGCAAAAATTCATGAAAAAATAGTAAATTGCAGAAAAGATTTTCAACATAAATTATCAAGAGAATATGTAAATAATTTTGATGTAGTGTGTGTTGAAGATATTAATATGAAAAATATGTCAAGAATGTTAAATTTTTCTAAGAAAACTATGGACAATTCTTTTGGTTCATTCAGAGATATGCTCAAATATAAGTTAGAATTAGAAGGAAAATATTTTATAAAAATAGATAAGTGGTTTCCTAGTTCTAAGACTTGTAATGAGTGTGGGGTTATAAATTCTAAACTAAAATTAGGAGAATTTGAGTGGATTTGTGATTCTTGTGGAAGTGTTATAAATAGAGACGTAAACGCAGCTAAAAATATAAAAGAAGAGGGTTTTAGAATATTAACCGAAGGAACTTCGGGGATAGCTTAGTAAATTTATTTGGCTAGTAAAAAGCAAATATTACCTAAGAAGCCCACAGGCTTTAGACTGTGGGTAGTTCACTTATAAATCAAGAGTAATTGAAGTAAATATAAATAAGATACCAGGTACTAATATAGCTTATTTTAAATTTGCGTCTGGTCCAAAAGTAGATAATAAAAGAGATTTAGATCCTATTACTGGTAACTTAAAACTACAAGATTCATCTGCTCTTAGTATATATAATAGAGTAATATATGTTTTGTTTGAATATCTTGAAAATAATAAAGAAATAAATGAAGTTCAATTTCAAGCAGCTGATAAAGATTTACAAAAGATATATTCAGTAATGGTTAAAAATTCTAAATTTTTGAAAACTTTTGAAAGATATGGATGGAAATATATGGGGTTTGAAAACGATAGTTATAAATTCGTATATGATTCAGAGGAATAAATGTTTATATGATTATTATTAATAAATTAAATGAATCATTTGTAAATCTACAGGGAGATTATGACGAACTATTAACATTAAAAGAACATTTAACATTTAAGGTTCCTAATGCTAAATTTATGCCCAAAGTAAAGGCGGGAATATGGTCAGGAGATATATCATTACTTGAAAGAAATGGTAATTTGCCTATTGGTCTTTATCCAAAAGTAAAAGAACTTTGTAAACAACTAAATATTCCCTTCGAAAGTAATTTTACTAAAACTAGTATCAATATAACAGAAGATAATATTAATAGTTTTGTAAAAGAGATTAAGTGTAATTTAACTTGTAGAGATTATCAGATAAAAGCAATTATTGCGTCTTTTAAACAGCAGAAAAATATTGTCATATCTCCTACTGCATCGGGTAAAAGCATGATCCTTTTCCTGATAGCGATGTTAAATTTAAAGATAAATCCTAGTGCTAAAATATTATTAATAGTACCTTCTATAAATTTAGTAGATCAAATGAAAGGTGATTTTTTAGAGTACGGAGAAAATACTAAATTACCTGAAATTCATACAATATATTCTGGACAAGAAAGACATAATGAATATCCCATAACTATTAGTACTTGGCAATCTTTACAAATGATTCAAGATAAAGAATTTTTTGAAGATTTCGATGTAGTATTAGTAGATGAGGTTCATGGCGCTTCAAATTCTACTGGCCAAAAATCTATGTCAATGGTAGTTCAAAAACTTATTCAAGCTTGTTCTAACGCTAAAATGAAAGTTGGTGTTTCAGGTACTATTCAAGATGAAAAAATAAATAGACTACAACTTGAAGGTTTATTTGGCAAAATCAATCAATTCACTAATACTAAAGAGTTAATGGATAAAGGCACATTATCTAAATTAGAAATTAATTTTTTAGTTTTAAATTACGAAGATAAGATAAGAAAGCAATGCTATAATTTACCTTATCCAGATGAAATGAAATTAATCACAGAAATAGAACAAAGAAGAAAATTTATTATTAACTTAGCTAAAAAGATTAAAGGTAAAAATGTATTAATATTATTCAGAAATATTGAATTTGGAAAGATGATTTATAATGATTTATTAGAACTAGAATTAGATAGAAATATTCATTACGTATCAGGTGAAACTAAAGGTAAAGATAGAGAAGAAACTAGACAAACTTCTATAGAAGATACTGATGGAATAATCGTGGCTAGTATTGGTGTTTTTGCGACAGGTGTGAATATCCCTAATTTAGATTATTTAATATTTGCTCAATCTCAAAAATCTAAAATCAAGGTACTTCAATCTATTGGTCGTGTAATAAGAAAAAGTAAATCTAAAAACAAAGCAACTGTTATTGATCTAGTAGATAATTTATCTTGGAAAAGAAAACAAAATTTTTCTTTAAAACATGGTATGGAAAGAATGGAATTATATGACAAAGAACAATTTGAATATGATATTAAAGAGATAAATATAAAGTAATATATTTAGGGTTTAATTATGGGAAATAAATATTCTAAGGCAAGAAAGGGATTGTATAAACCTAAAAATCCACATAAATGGGTATCACCGAATAATATAATTTTCAGATCGAGCATTGAGCAAAGGTGGTTCAATTATTTTGATCTAAATAAAGATGTTATTTCAATCGCCAGTGAGAAGATTATTGTTCCATACTTCAATCCCATAAAAAATAGACCAGCTAGATATTATATTGATTTAATTGTTAAGTATAAAGATAAAGAAGGAAATATTCAAGTTAAATTAATAGAAATAAAAAGTTCAGGTGAAACTAGAGCACCAAAGAAACCTCAAAGAATTACTGAAAATTATAAAAGCGCATTAGCAACATATTTAGTAAATCAAGCAAAATGGGATGCCGCTATTAAGTACGCCCAGAAAAGAAATTGGGAATTTGTTGTTCTAACAGAGAGACATTTGTAAATGGCTAAAAAACTTCCAAAACAGGTACAAACACTGATAGATGAGATTACAAAAGAAGATGCCGAGATTGTTAAACCTGGTAAAAAATTAAAATTATCTAATTTATATCTATATTATTATCCTGATCCAAAAACAAAAGCCAAGTTGGACGTATATGATACATTACCTCTAATTGTATTGTTAGATGTTCCTGATGGCAAATACGTCTTGGGAATTAATTTACATTATATCCCGTACCTAAAAAGATTACAATTCATGAAGGGTTTAATGGGAAAAGGTACTAAAATAAAATATTCTGATATACAAAAAGCTTGGAAAGATGCGAAAATACCAAATGCTTATGCTAATTTAGCTATTAGAAAATATTTAGTTAATAGGATTGCTAGTAATATAAGAGTTTTTGAAGATCCTGAAGATCAATATAGAATAGTTAAAGAAGTTCTTCCAGACTTTAAGAAAAAATCAATGCCTCAAGTTTATCGTGATATAGAAAAACAATTAACTAGACAACGAAAAAAGAATAAATAATTTAAATAGATAAATACTTATAGAAACTAATAGGAACAAACTGAATACTTTTCACATTATCACATTGGAATAATTATGGGATTAATTAATAATATAAAATCAGTTTTTGGAAAAAAGGAAGAAGGTGTTGAATATCAAGAAGTGCCTAATTCTTTTGAAATTGATAATAAAGAACAAGAACCTGAAGTAGAGATAGTTAACAGCTCTAAGAGTTTCGAAACATATAAATACGATATTAATTTTGATAGTACTGCTAATAATGTAGCACAGCAAATTAAAGAATATCGTGAAATAGCTAAATATCCAGAAGTAGATGAAGCTATTCAAGAAATAGTTAATGAAGCTATTGTTATGGATGGTACTGATGTTGTTGATTTAATGATCGACAGTGAAGAAGTTAAAGATAATTTAAAAGAAACTATTAGAGAAGAATTTAAAGATATAGTTTCTATGATGAAATTAAATCAACAAGGCGATGAATTATTTCGTCAATGGTACGAAGACGGAAGATTATATTTACATGGTAAATTAAATCTAAATAAACCAAAAGATGGTATCCAAGAAATAAAAAAATTAGCTCCATTTAATTTAAAACAAATTAAAGAAGATGGTAAGTTATATTTCATTTATGATGATGGTAAATCTGCTAAAGCTATGAAAATTCCATCTGAGCATATTACTTTTATTCATTCTACTTTAACTGATCCTGATAAGAAATATTATATTAGTCATTTACATAAGGCGATTAAACCTTATAATCAATTAAAAATGCTTGAGGATGCTGCTGTTATTTATAGAATAACAAGAGCGCCTGAACGAAGAGTATTTTATATTGACGTAGGACAAATGAATAAATCTAAGGCAGAATCTTATGTTGCTGGATTAGTTAACAAATTTAAAAATAAGATCACTTATGATGCTAATTCAGGAAAAGTAACTCAAAGTAACAATTCAATGTCTATGACTGAAGACTTTTGGTTACCATCTTCTGGAGATGGGGGAAAAGGAACTAAAGTAGATGTACTTCCCGCTGGACAAAATTTAAATCAACTTGATGATATTCAATATTTCAATAAGAAATTAAAAAAATCACTTAACGTTCCATTTTCTAGATTTTCATCAGACGAAAGATCAGTTCTTGATTTTGGTAGTAGAAGTACTGAATTAGAAAGAGATGAAGTACGTTTCGCTAAATTTATTAATAAATTAAGATTTCATTTCGCGGCAGGTTTATTTGATCTTCTAAAGAAACAATTAGTATTTAAAGGTATTTTAGATATAGAAGATTGGTATAAATACAAAGATTATTTCAGTTTACAATGGAACAGTGATTCATATTTTTCTGAATTAAAAGAAAATGAGATATTAAAAGCAAGATTAGAAACTGTAGACTCAATGAGAGATCATATCGGAAAATATTATTCTCATGATTATGTTATGAGAAATATTTTAAAGATGACTGAAGAAGAGATAGAAGAAGAAAAGAAGAAAATTAAAGAAGAGAAAAACGATGAAATTTATAAACAAGAAGATGACGGAGGTTGGTAATGAGTATTAACGATTTATTAAAAAGTGCGTCTGATAAAAAACCATCAGATTTTACAAATACATTCAAAGGTTTAGTAAACGATAGAGTACAACAAAAACTAAGAGATAAATTAAATTTAGGTGAACCTTCTGATGATGATACTGATGAAGGGGAAAAAGACAATGAATAATAGTTATAAACTTATTAAAGAGTTTAATACAGAAATTGTTACTGAATCTGTATTAGACGAATCGGGTAAACGGAAATGGACTATATCAGGAGTGACTTTACAATCCGACATTAAAAATAAGAATAATAGAATTTATCCAAAGGCTGTTTTGTCTGAAGCGATAAATAAACATATAAATTCTTATATGAAAACATCTCGTGCATTAGGAGAATTAAATCATCCAGATAGTGGAATGTCATCTATTAATCTTGACAGAGTATCGCACAAATTCGTTGAAGTAAAAGAAGATAACAATAATTTTATTACTAAAGCAGAAGTACTAGATACTCCTTGTGGTAAAATTGTTCAAAATCTTCTAGAAGGTGGAGTCCAACTGGGAATTTCTTCAAGAGGTTTAGGTAATGTAAAAAATGCTAAAGATCATTCTTTAGTAGAAAGTTTATATTTAGTTTCACTCGGCGATATAGTTTCTGATCCATCTGCTCCAAATGCTTTTGTTAACGGAGTTTTAGAATCAGTAGAATTTGAATTAACTGAAAGTGGTAATTTTATTCAAAAAGAAGTTTTTAATGAAATGGATAAATATAATCAAATCATTAAAAAAGCAAAACCTGAAGAGATAAATAAAGCAGTACAACAAATTTTTAATGAATTTTTAACTAAAGTTAAATAAGTTTTAGAAAATTCTGAATAGATAAATATATATAACTATTTGGGAAATATCTAAATAACAACAAAAACTTAGAAGGAGAAATATTAATGAACGAACTAATCGAGGCGATTAAAGCTAAACTCGGTGAGGATGTAATCACTGAGGAAATGGCTACCGATCTCCAAGCTTCTATAGATGTTCTAGTAAATGAGCAAGTACAAACTAAACTCACTGAAAAAGAACAAGAGCTTGAAGAATCAACAGCTAAAGAAATGTCAGAATTTAAGGATTCACTAATTGAATCAGTAGATAATTATATTGAATATGCTGCTGATGAATACCTTAAAGAAAATGAAATTGCTATTGAAGCAGGTTCTAAAGTACAAGCTGCTGAAAAAATTATCGAATCTGTAAAGGGAGTATTCAAAGAAGTTGGTATCGAAATTCCAGAAGAAGAGGTTGATCGTTTTAAAGAACTAGAATCTAAACTTGAAGAAACTGAAGAAAAACTAAACAGTAAACTTGAAGAAGTTATCGAGGCTAAAAAGCAACAGTTTGAATTTGAAAAAGCAATTTCTTTCATGAAGAAAACTGAACAACTGTCTGAAGCAAAAGTAGATGAAGTTCATGATCTTATGGAAGGTCTTGAGTACAAAGATATTACAGACTTTGAAAAGAAAGTTGATATCGTTATCGAAAAGGTAACTAAAGTTTCTAAACAAGAAGATAGCGAGTTTGATGAACTAGAAGAAAGTACTGATCCTGACAAAAAAGTTTCTTCTATTGATAAATACCTACAACGTTAAATTAAAATTTATCCAAGAGATAAATAAGTAAGAACAATTAAGAACAATTAAGAACAAATAAATTACAGTCAAAATAAAGACTAACTAATAAAGGAGTTAAAATAAAATGGCTGAAGAAAAAGTAATTCTACAATCAAAAGATGCTCTTATTGAAAAATGGAGCCCAGTAATTGAAGGTACTGGTAAATGGGAAAGTGTTGTTGAAGGAGCACCTAAAGTAAAAGATGAAGGTCTCATGGCAACACAACTAGAAATTCTAGAGCAAACAGAACTAAAAGAAGCAAGTACCACTTCTGCTGTTTCTACTTATACACCTGTTCTAATCCCTATGGTTAGACGTGTTATGCCTGCTCTAATTGGTAATGATATTTTTGGTACTCAACCAATGAGCGGTCCTTCCGGTATGATTTTCGCTCTAAAATCTCTATACACTAACGACAGTGTTAATCCTATTGCACATAATGCTGGTAAGATTCTTGTACTAGCTGATGCTTCTGGTTTTGTTGTTGGCGATAGTATCGCATCTACTGATGATGATACCGTAGTTGACCCAGTAGAAACAGCAGTAGGTGTTGTTCGCCATATTGAAGGAAATACTATTCTAGTTGACACTATTTCTGGTACATGGACTTCTGGTGAAGAAGTTGTTAATGCGGCTACAGTTGCTCAAAATGCTGGTATTACTACTATTTCTGCTGTATATGACGCAGAAACTCTACAGAATGTTGTATTCACTAACTATTCTGGAACTTATGCTACATCTGCTGGTGAAGCACTAAGTACAGATATGAAAGAAACTGGTTTTGAAGTTATCAGTACTACTGTTAATGCTAAAACCCGTAAACTAAAAGCAAAATGGACTCTTGAACTAGAAGATGATCTAAAAGCTGTTCACGGTATGAATGCTGAACAGCTTCTAACTGGATTCTCTTCTGATGAAATGATCCGTGAAATGAATGGTGAATTCATCAATACTGTTAAAGGTTATGCCGGTGAAACTAATACCTTTACTTATAGCGGTGCTGTTGATACACAAGGTCGTTACGAGAATGAGAAATATCAAGCACTAGCTAATGAGATTTCTCGTCAGAAACTTTATGTTTCTCAGACCTCTATGCGTGGTCAAGCAACTTGGATGATCGTTTCTCCTGGAGTTCTAACTGCTCTTGAAGCACTAGGTATGCAACGTAATACTGACCCATTTGACAATACTTATATGGGTACTTACAAGAACATGAATGTTTATGTTGATCTATTTAATACTGAAGCTCAAGACTTTATCTACTTCGGTTATAAAGGTAATTCCGAAATTGACGCTGGTATGTTCTATTGCCCATATGTACCACTAAAGATTAACAAGGGCTACGGAGAAGAGGATAACATTCCTCGTCTATTCTTCTCAACTCGCTACGGTTTGGTTGAGAATCCTTTCGGAGCCTCTTCATTTTATCGTAAGTTGGTTGTAGCTGACTTACCCAGCGCTAGCTAATTTAATTTAGTGTAAAATAAAAAGAGGGTCTACTTAATTGTAGACCCTCTTTTTTTAATGTCCGTTTTTAATCATACAGTCAAAACATTCAAAACCGTAAGTAGCTGTAGCATAGCCATCTTTTTGTTTAGTAATTTCTCCACAAGAAGAACAAATAGCTTTATTTTCTGAATTCAATTTATTCTCTTCAATTATCTTATCTCTATACATGTCTATAATTTCTTTTACCATAATTCCCTCCATCTCAAAAAGTGTTATCATCAACTTACAAATATAATATATCATACTAAGAATCAGAAGTAAACAAAAAAATGCATTTTTTTATAGAGATAAATACAAATATAACAAATAAGTTTATAATTGGAGAATATAATGTTAAAATTTTCAACAGAGACAAATGATTCATTTATGATGACTCCATATACATATAATGTACAAAATAATAAAAGTGCAAATAAAAGTCCTAATGTAGTTCGTTCTTCTAAAGCAGATGAATCTATAATTTTACCAACACCATCCAGTGGGTTAACATTAACAGAATCTGGACAATGGGAAGATGTAGCAGGTTTAATTGATTTAGGAAAGGGAATATCTCAAGGAGTTTCTAAAAAAGTATTAGAAATGACTGGTCCAGTTATGGAACATGCTCAAAAAGGTATGTTCTTAAACGATTATTCTTCTTTAGCATATAGGGGTTCTGATTTTAGACAATATTCCTTTAGTTGGACATTAATACCTAAATCTGAAAAAGAATCAAGAATTATAGCTGATATAATTAGAACTATAAGAAAAAATACATTACCTGATTATTATACATCTAATGGTTTTGTAAAATATCCTAACATGTGGGCAATATTTCCTACATTGAATGATAAATTAGAATTTTATTTACAAGATTGTGTTATAACAAATTTTTCAGTTAATTATTCTCCTGAATCTATTTTAAGAACCTATAAATCAGGTTATCCAGTTTCTGTTGAATTTTCTATAGAAGTTAAAGAACTTTATAGAGCTAACGTTAATGATATATAGGAGAATAAAATGCAATATTTTGAAAATTTAGAAATATTAAATTATTCTATACCAAACTATCCTGACGCTAAATTAAGAAATATATTTAATACTCTAAAATTAGATATAGATGAAGATTTTATTCAAACTTATAGAATAGATGAAGTAAAACGTTTAGATCAAATTTCTTATGAATTATATGAAACAACAAATTATTGGTGGATTATTGCTTTATTAAATGATATTAATGATATTATATTTGATATACCAGTTTCTGATGAAGTATTAATGGAAGCTGCTAAGAAAAAAACTTTAGAAGAATATGAAACTATAGAAGCAGGAATGGATTATTATTTAGAATTGTATGAACAATATCAAGAAGTTAATGAATCTAAAAGAGTAATTAATGTTGTAATTCCATCTTATATCAGTAGAGTTATCACTGAAATAGTTAGATCACTATAAAGGTCTTTATATGTCTAATATTGAACAAAGAGTTAATATAAATAAATTATCTTTAATTTCTGATTCTGGTGAATTAGATATTACTAATATATTTCTATCTTTTAATATTTATGAAGATTTGTTTTCTTATTTTAAAACAGGTAAAATAGTAATTCAAGATACTAATGATTTAATATCTACTTTACCTATATATGGAAATGAAATAATAGAAATTTATTTTGAATCTAATAATAATACCGTAGATAGAAAAAAATTAATTCAAAGATTTTCTGTTTATAAACTAGAACAAGATTTGTCTTCTACAGCTAGAGATAGATCAGCTAAGGTATTTGTATTATATTTAATCTCTGAAGAAGCAATAACTAATGAAAAATGCGCTTTAAGTAAAAGGATGAATAGAGACTCTATCGATGTAATGAGTTGTATATTAACTGATTGTTTGTTATCCTCTAAAGAATTTATTTATGAAGTGCCAGAAAATAAATTAGATTTCATCTCAAATTTTTGGAAACCTACTAGAATATTTAAATATTACGAAGATAAATCATATAATAACTTTCACGATTATATCTTTTTTGAAAACAGAGATGGTTTTAATTTCAAATCTATATCCCAAATGATGTCTAATAATACAACACATGAAATTACATTTTTAGATGTTCAAGATTCTATGTATAATTATAATATATCTAAAATTTATCAAATGGATAAATATTTCAATATTATGGAAATGCTTCAAAATCATTATTTTGGAAATACATTCTATAAATTATCAGATACTAATTATGGTTATAAAAAAGTTATTAATGATTTCATTTCTGCTTCTGAATATTCAAATATTTTAGGTAAATATCTTAAACATCAACCTGAGTTAGCTAATGATTCTGACATTAATGTAACATATAAAAATGCAGAACAATTATCTATTAGAAAAATATTACTTAACGCTTTATCAGAATATTTCATAACATTAAAATTAGTTGGTGATTCTACAAAAACTATCGGTCAAGTTTATGATTTAAATATGATTTTAGATATTAAACATACACAAGAATCAAATCCAGTTCTAAATGGTAAATGGTTATGTACTAATATAAATCATGAAGTCTTACGAAATGGTGAATATACTCAAAACGTTAGGTTAGTTAAAAATGGATTTTATAATTATGGTAAACAAAAAGGATTAGGAGGTTTATATCCATGATATATACAGGAATTTGTGAAGATAATCATTCTGATCCTCTGAAGTTAGGTAGAATTAAAGTAAGAGTATTTGGAGTTCATACTGATAATAAATTAAATGAAGAAACCGGTAGATTAATTAAAACTGAAGATTTACCTTGGGCTTCACCTTGTTATCCTGCTAATACTCAATCTATAGATGGTTTAGGTGATTTTTCAGTTCCTGCACAAGGTTCTATTGTGATGATTGTATTTTTAGATCAAGAATTACAATATCCTGTTTATATGGGAACTATCCCTAAAATGATGACAGAATTGCCTGATTTTACTAAAGGTTTTTCTGATCCAGACAAAGAACATCCTAATGAAGAATATAAAAATGAATCATCTTTATCAAGACTAACAAGAAATGAAAAAATTGATAAAACTATTATTAAAACTAAAAAGGATGAAGTTCAAACTGGGATTGATTGTAAAGAAACAGCATTCGATCAACCAGAAACAAAATATAATACAGAATATCCCAACAATAGAGTAATAGAAACTAAATCTGGTCATTTTATAGAATTAGATGATACAGAAGGTGCAGAAAGAATTCATATATATCATAAATCAGGTACTAATACTGAATATTTTCCAGATGGAGAACAAGTAGATGTAGTTAAAGCAACAAGAACTACTATTATTGTAGAAGATGATAATATATTAATTCAAGGAAATAAAAATATACATATATCTGGTTCTAAGAATATACATATAGAAGGTTCAGATAATATATTAATAGATGGTAACAGAGATAAAGATATTAAAGGTGATGAAATAGATGATATACAAGGTAATATGACAATAACTGTAAATGCTAATTCAACTATTAATACAACTGAAAATACTTCTATTTCTACTGGCGGAAATACTTCTATTTCTACTGGTGGAAATACATCTATTCATTCTGATGGCGAAACATCAATTACTGCTGATGGAAATACAACAGTTGATAGTGCAGGAACAATAACAGTAACCGGTTCTAGTATTAATCTAAATTAAGGCGAAATTTATATATGAATACTATAGATAAAATAGATAAATTAATTTCAGGTGAAGCAAAGAAGAATCCATTTTCTAGTATTATTTCTAATACGAGTGAAATAAAAACAAAAACTCAGGCTATTGAACCAACTATGGATTCTTCTATTACTGAACAAACAGATATAGATACTTGGAATTCATTAAAATCAGATATTGATACAGTAAAGGGAAATATAGCAACTGATTCTGACAATGTAATGAATTTAATGAATCAAGAATCTTCAGATAAACATGAATTTATGCAAGGGGGTTTACAAGTAGCAATATCAGGTGAAGGACTAAGGAATAAAATTTTAGAACAAGATGGATTACCTACTGAAGCGATTGATAGATGTGGAGTTGGAAATTTTGTTACTGATTGTTTATCCACAATTAATCCAGATAATATTACTGCATGGTTAAATGATTCTACGGGAATTTTAGATGGTTTAGATGATTTATCTGGTTCATATACAATTACAGAATTACAAGATTTATATAATTTTTTAAGCGATAAATTAAATTTATTAGTAAACCTAAAAGATAGTTTTATTTCAGCAAAAGACTCAGATTTAAGCGCATTTGATTATGTACAAAATTTTATAAAGAATTTTCAAGTATTATCTTCTACGGAAGCAAACGAGTGTTTAACTGGTTTAATGATAGATTTTGGAGAATAATATGGGAACTCCTATAGCAAGAATAGGTGATACTGTAAGTTGTGTTTGTAGTTGTCATTCTAGTCCAATTTCTGTTACTGGAACATTAATAACAGGTGCTTCAAAAACTTATGCTGAAAATAGTAATATCAGTAGATTAGGAGATATAGCATTATGTACATGTGGTCATATAACTACTGTAGTTACATCTGCAAGTAAAACTTACGCTGAAAATAAATTGATAGCTAGATTAGGAGATGTTGTTAGTGCTTGTCCAATAGGAACTATAGTAACTGCTGCTTCAAAAACTTATGCAGAATAAAAGGAAAACTAATGGCTGTATATTCAGATATAGATTTTAAATTTGAAAGAATTCAAAGAAATGATTTAGTAAAGTTAACTGATACTGATGCTATTAATCAATCTATTAAAAATATTATTTTAACTATTCCTGGTGAAGTTCCATTTGAACCATTATTCGGTAGTAATGTCAAAAGATTATTGTTTGAACAAATGACTCCTGCTACTACTTTAATTTTAAAAAATGAAATTAGAATGGCTTTAAAAAACTTCGAACCTAGAATAAAGATAAATACTATAGATATTGATCCATTATATGACAATAATCAATATTCTATTAATATATATTATACCGTTTTAAAGTTACAAATTGAGGGTGAAATTGAATTAACCCTAAATCTACAAGGAATCTAACATGAGTAGTTACGATTTTTCAAATCTAGACTTTGATGAACTTAAACAGCATTTAATTGATTATATAAAAGAATCAGATGAATTTAAAGATTATCCTTTTGAAGGCTCTGCTTTAAACTCTATTGCTGGTTTATTAGCTTATGTGACTTTACATAATAATTATTATTTAAATATGACTACACAAGAGTTATATTTAAATACTGTTACTTTATATAGAAATGCTGTAGCTTTATCAAAATCTTTAAACTATAATCCACATAGAAGAATTTCAGCTATACACAATGTCGATATTTCTGTTGATCCAGAAGTAAGTATTAGTTCATCTTCATTCCCTATTTTGATTCCACAAAATTGTTTATTCGATGTAGAAGGAAGTATTTTTACTGCTGAATCATCTTATAATATTACTGATTCTAGTTCTACAGAAAGTATTATTTTAAGACAAAGAGAAATTATTAATGAATCTTTTACATATAACGGAAATCAAATAGTTTTAAGACATGGATATGATGTTGATGAGGATTTATTAACTGTTACTGTTGAAGGAACTCCTTGGACTAAATATGAAAATGATATAACAGCTGATAGAAATTCTGAAGTATTTTTTGTTAGTACTAATCTAGATGAAAAATTAGTAATTACTTTTGGTGATAATACTGTAGGTTTAAAACCTGATATTGGGGCAACAATAGATATCAGATATGGTATTACTGAAGGGGCAAATGGAAATAATCTTTCAGAAACAGAATTAAATCAAATTGTAGTAGGTGCTGATAATACAGAATTTGATAATTCATTTTTTGTAATATCAACAGATAGTTTATCAAGTGGTGGAGTTGATAAAGAAACATTAGATTCTATTAAAATTAATGCTCCTAAATTTTATGAAACTCAAAATAGAGCTGTTACACCACAAGATTATCAAACTATTTTAGGTGCAGTTCCATTTGTTGATATTTTAAGTGTTTGGGATGGCGCAGATGAAGCTCCACCTACATATGGAACAGTATTTGCATCTTTTAAGCCTGTCGCTGGAGATGTTTTATTAACACAAAATGAAAAACAAGAAATTCAAAATTATATTAAAACATATATGCCAGTTTCCATTACTTTAAGAATAGTTGATCCAGTATACATTTATATCAATCTTGTTTCTAAAATATTTTATTTTGAGAGTTTTAATCAATCTACTTCAGCTATCAAAAGTGAAATTCAAGAAAATATAAATAACTTCTTTAGTAATCAAATTTCAGCTTATGATACTAAATTAAAATATTCTAGTTTATTAAGTGCTATAGATTCTGTTGATGAAGTTTCTAATAATTTGACTGATATTGTTTTAAATATTAAATTCGATAAAACATTTCTTGATAGTAATGCTTATTCTTTTAGTTTAGGAAATGAAATTGAGCCTAATAGTATTACTTCAGAATATATTGAAGATGATGGAAATGGGAATATTATTGATAAAGATACTGAAGAATCAATAGGTACTATAGATTATTCTACTGGAGAATTGAATTTTATTAGTGATAAAATGGATGAAACTGATAATATATTATATTTTAAAACTGCAATTAGAGATATATATTTTGAGAAAAACATTATGCCAATTGTAGGAACAACTACCTTCACTTTTGAAGGGGTATAAGGTATTTTAAATGGATAAATCATATACATTACTGATAGATAGTTTAATACCAGATAATATTAAAGAAGATTATCCTAAATATGTTGAATTCGTTAAACAATATTTAGGTGCTTTAGAAACTGAAACCGGTCCTTTAACTGTTGTTAATAATCTAGCTAAAGTTGTAGATATATATGAAGTTCCTGATGATATAATTGCTAACGCTGTTAATCAATATTTGAATTCTTTTCCTAGTAAATATTTAGAAAGTTTAAATGTAAGAGAATTCATTACTAATGCTAAAACATTTTATAGCAACAAAGGTAACGAGAATTCATTTAGATTTATTTATAACTTATTAGGTGGAACTGTTAACTTCTATTATCCAGCTAATGATATTTTTATTAGTAATATTAGTACTCTAAGTGGACATCATAAAATACACGATAACTTTTATTATGCTTATTATGTTTATGAAGTTCAGACTGATGTAGACGTTCAAACATATTATGATTTATTTAAACGAACTGTTCATCCTGCTGGAATGAAGATGTTCGCTCTTAAAATAATGATTTTCAATGAAGGGGAAGTGATATTTGTAGGTATTGAGGATTTAAAATATAATTATTCTATAGAATATGAGAAACAGAATTTAGATGTATTTTCTTCAGGCTCTAATGTTTACTTTGTAGAATCTGATCCAATATTAACTAATTATTTAAGAGATTATAGTTATTATTCTGAAGAAATTCAAGAATTTTATACTTATTCTTTAGAAGATTTTTATAGATTTAATTTAGAAGATTTTTATGAAGAATCAGATAAATACAACGAATCATTAAATATACAAAGGAAAGTTTCATTAAGTGAACATTATTACTACTATCCTAATAATGTAAATTATCCTTCAAATGTAATTTATCCAACAAACCCTTAAGCAATCTTTAAGTTAAAATAGGGAGTCAAAATGGCTTATACAAAAACAACTTGGGTTAACGATCAAGAACCGGCTTTAAACGACGTTAATCTAAATAAAATAGAAACTGGTATTAAAGATGCTCATGATAGCATTGATAATTTAGCAATGCTCGAATACCCAAGCATTCGCCCATCTCTCTTACTCGACTTCTACAGCAAAGAGATAGACCCACGTATCACCTTTAGTCGTGCATCTAATAAGTCTTACTACGACCACAAAGGTAGGCTCTGCTACGCAGATGTAGACGAACCTACTATCGACCACGACCCTGTGACAGGCGAGTGTAAAGGACTTAGTATCTGGGAGAGCAGGACTAATTTACTTACTTATAGTGAGGACTTTGGGAATGAGGCTTGGGTTAAGAGTAACGCTACGGTAGTACCCAACGCAATAACTGCACCAGATGGCAGCTTAACAGCATATAAGCTGGTTGCTA